TTTTTTTTCCTCTTCCTCTTCTTCTTCTTCTTCATTTTCCATTCCTTCTTTTAAACCCATCATATTTTTTAATAAATGAGCTAATGTTGTTGCTACTAAACTTGTTAGTAAAACTAATGTCATATTTTTAGTGTAAAAATAGGCAATCATTCCAACTAAGTAGAAAAATAACACTGCACTAAATTCTTGTCTCATTATAAATCCTAAAATATCAATTAATGCTATTAATGCTACAACATATAACACGTATTTATTTTTTAGTAAATTGTTTATAGTAATACCTTTCAAATTAAAATTCATTTTATATATAATAAATATAAAATATTTACATCAATATTTGTTTATAAGGAATTAATTCTTTTTCTAATAAACCTAATTTTAATAATATTTTTTTTGTTTCTAATTCTTTATTTTTTGATTCTATTAAATTTAAATATTCTAAAACTTTTAATAAAGCAATATGTTGATGTTCTTTACAAAGTTTCTTATATAATAAAAAACTTTTTCTTTGTTCTAATTCATCATGAATAAAAGGTAAAAAATCTTTAAAATTATTTTGTTTAAATTTATTTAAATTATCATATTCATAAATTAATTGTTTTTCTTTTTTTTTTATATTTCTTAAAGTTCTTTTTATTACTTCATCTTCATATGCAACTTCTTCTCCTAAACAACTATTCATCTTTATAATTATAAATTATTTATATTTAATAATTAATTTATAATCATTCTTTCTTTTCTTTTTTACCTTTCTTTTCTTTTTTTTCCTCTTTTTCTTTTTTATCTGATTTTTTTGATTCTTTCTTTTTATGTTCAAAATTTTCTTTTACATCAATTATTTTTAATGATAAAAATAAATTCGTTAATATTATTGAAATTCCTAAAGCACAAGCTACATTTTTACATAATAAAAACATTAATGCTGCTATTACATATAGCACTACTATCGCATGATATGTTTTATTTACTAAATAACCTACTGATAATGCTATAGTCAAAAATAAAACAAAATTTGTTAAATTATCATTTCTAAAAACATTTCCTACATTCTTAAAACTCCGAGATACACTTTTTAGACTTGCAGACATTTATATTATTATTTTATAAAATAATAATCGTTATATGTTAAAATTTTTGTAAAATTTATAAAACCTTTTTTAAAAAAATATAAAAATATTAACATATATTATTTAGGATGAGCAAGACTTTTGTCGAACCACTATTAAAAGATGACGATAATAGGTATGTAATGTTTCCTATTAAAGATAAAGACATATGGCAAATGTATAAAAAACAAGAAGATTTATTTTGGCGAGCTGAAGAAATTGATTTATCAAAAGATATGAAACATTGGGATAACCTTAATCCCGATGAAAAACATTTCATTTCTATGATTTTAGCATTTTTTGCAGCCAGTGATGGAATTGTTTTAGAAAATCTTGGCATGCGTTTTATGTCTGAAATACAACTTGCTGAAGCCCGCGCCTTTTATGGTCTACAAATTGCTATGGAAAATATCCATTCTATTACCTATTCCACTCTTATTGATACTTATATTAAAGATAAAACTGAAAAACATAAATTATTTAATGCTTTAAGTGAATATCCTTGTATCAAAAAAAAAGCCGATTGGGCTATCAAATGGATCCAAGATAAACGTTCCAGTTTCGCAACACGATTAGTTGCTTTTGCTGTTGTTGAAGGTATCTTCTTTAGTGGTGCATTTTGCTCTATCTTTTGGTTGAAAAAACGAGGAATTATGCCCGGATTATGTTTCTCAAATGAATTAATTTCGAGAGATGAAGCACTTCATACAGAATTTGCTGTATTATTACACAGTAAATTAGAGAGACCTCTAAAAAAACAGAAAATTGAAGAAATTATTAGAGAAGCAGTTGATATTGAAATTGATTTTATTAATAATGCTTTACCCTGTCGTTTAATTGGTATGAATGGTATGTTAATGCAGCAATATATTGAATTCGTAGCCGATCGTTTAGCCGTCCAACTTGGTGGTGAAAAAATCTATGGGTCGTCTAATCCATTTGACTGGATTGAGCTTATTTCATTAGATCGTAAGAATAATTTCTTCGAGGGGAGGACATCAGAGTATAGTTTAGCAACAAAAGTAGATAATCCCGATGATGCTTTTACATTTAGTGATGATTTTTAATTAAAATATAAAAATAAAAACAAACTTTTATAACAATTTATAACAAATTGATATAAAAAGATAAATTTATAATAATTATAAAAATGCCAAAAAAAATAATTGATTATTCAAACACAATAATATATAAATTATATTGTATTAATCCTGATATTAAAGAATTTTATGTAGGACATACAACTAATTTATATGAAAGAAAAAGACGACATAAAACTTGTTGCAATAATAATAGTGAAAAAAATACTTCATACAATAGAAAAGTTTATAGAATTATTAGAGAAAATGGTGGCTTTGATAATTGGAAATTTGAAATATTAGAGACAGCCAATTTAAAAAATAAATATGAAGCATTTACTTTAGAAGGAAGTTATATAGAAAAACTTAAACCTTTATGTAATTTTGAATTACCAGGACAATTTATAGATAATAATATACAAAAATACAAACACAAAAACTATGAAAAAAATAAAGAAAAGGTATTAGAAAGAGGAAAAACCTATTACAAAGAAAATAAAGAAGATAAATTAGAATATCAAAAAAATTATGCAAAAGAAAATAAAGAAAAAGTAGCAGATTATCAAAAAGAATATCAAAAAAAAAATAAAGAAGAAATTTCTAAACAAAAAAAAATATATAGAGATGACCCCGAGAGAAAATTAAAAGCAAAAGAGGCACTAAAAAAATGGAAAGAAGAGAATAAAGAAAAATTGTGTGAAATTATTACTTGTTCTTGTGGTGTTTCTTTCCAAAAACAACGATATAATAGTCATATTAAGACCAAAACCCACATTAATTATGAAAAATCAATTTCTCCAGAGAGATAATTGAAATTTTCAGTAGAATTCAGTTTAATTATTACATCTTTCGCTAAAATTTCTATAAATCTAATTGAAATATAACCGAATATATAATCATTTATTATATTTCTCTCTAAACAAGTTATTCCTCTTGAAGTTATTAAACAACCACCGACTCTCATTATTAAATATACATTAAAATATTAAAATATTAAAAACTTATTTACTAATATTTTAATGATACATCCACTTATTTTACACCTTTGAACATTTAAAACGCCGATTATTTGCGACATAATGGACAGTTCCTAAGATTTTCCTCATTTTCATCTTCTTCATCTTCTTCATCTTCTTCATCTTTGTCATAATGACATCGTTTAAAGCAATCAATACATAATGTATGTTCACAATTGGGCTGTGATATCCCCCGTTTATTTTCCAGGCATATCGGACACTCTAAATTATCACTTATTTCTAGTATTCCTTTACCTGTTTTATATTCTTGCCCTTGAGATTTCCAAGTTCCAAACAGCATATGACAACTAGAACATAAATAATTGCCCTTACATTCAAACCACCATTTAGGTAATACAGATTCACATAACTCATAATTTTTACATTTTATTCCTCCCCCGTCCTCTTCGGTATATTGCCAGTCATATGCAATATTATTATTTTCGTATTCTGTGTCTTTATCACTCATATATTTACTATAAATGATTTATTAACCTTTATATAAAAATCGGCGTTTTAAATGTTCAAAGGTGTAAAAAATCCTACTTTTACAATTTATCCGGAGAGAAATATGCAAATCTCTATGATTGATAGACCCGACATTTACTTAGTTAGTTCTATATTATTAGAAACTCTCTCCACCTGTTGTCTTAAAAATACATTAAATAACAAAATTTGGTTTTTACCAGTTTATTGTGGTTATGGTATTTCATTTTATACTTTTCCTAAATCTTTAAATAAATATTCTCTCAGTGTCGCATATACTATTTGGTGTGGAGGAGGAATTATTTTATCAAATATATTTTTTAGAGAGATTATTACTTTTAAAAAGATTATTTCAGCCTTTTTTATTCTTTTTGGTGTATTTCTTTCTTCTTGAAATTTTATTTTTCTTTTTTCTTTTTTTTCTTGTTTTTTTCTTTGATTTCTTATTTCTTTTTTTTCTTGTTTTATGTCTTTTTCTACCTTCTCCTATAGACAATTTTGATAATCCTGGAATTAATTCCTCTTCTATTTCTTGTTCTAATTCGTCGTCTATTATTCCTGCTGCTATATAATTATCTATTTCATCTTCTAATGCTTTTTCTTCTGCTAATTCATCATCTGTTTTTATTCTTTTTGATTCTAAATTTGTTGGTTTATATGTTGGATTTGTAGTAATTTTTGAATTGTTTGGTAATTTATATAAACCGGGTGGTGCATCATTTATAGTATGTAATTTATTTTTTATATCTAATTTATTTGCTAAATGTTGTGCTAAATAAACACCACTATAAAAACAAGTTTTTGATTTAAAACTTGTATTCTTTGTTGGATCAATATTTTTGGAATTTACATCTTGATTTAAATTTTGTGTTATTTTTTTCATAACAGCATTTACCTCTGGTCTTTGAGAGAATTCTAAGACTAATTCACTCATTATTTCAAATAAAGGTTTAGTTGTATCACAAATTTCTTCTATTGATTCAAAATTTTTAATTACTTCTTCTTTACTTGCATATTTCAGACTTTTACTTAGAGTTTCTATCAAAACATTTTGTCTTTTACCATTTGCATGTAAAAAATCCATAAAAACTTCTAATCTATCTGCAGGATCCTGACTATCTTTACTTAAATAATCTACAAATAAAGTAATATTCATAGAAGTTAAACTTCCTATTAAATTTTTTTCTTCTTTTTTATATTGTAAAAAAGTTTTACAATCAGGACTTAATTCATCTACTTTTAAATAACTTTGTCTAAATAATTGTGGTTGAGCCAAAGTTAGTAATGATCGGCCTAATTTTTTTAGATCACTTTTATTAGCGCAAGCTTGTTCTTTTTTACTAGGTGGAAAATGATCGATCATTTTTGATAATCTATTCATTTCTATTAAAATACTTTTAATATTAGGTGTTAATCCTTCATAAGGTTCAAAAAATTGATTAGAACTTTTTAATCTTACTAATAAAAATCCATGACTTTTTTTTTCTTTGGGTTCCCCTGAAGGTCCTGCTTGTGATGAGGCACTTCCTGGGCCTTTGGGTGGTGGTCTAGCTTGTGGTGGTGGTTTAGTTTTTTTTGCTTCTTTTTTTGTTCTTTTTGCTTCCTTTTCTGCTTCTTTTGCTGCTTCTTTTTCTGCTTCTTTTCTCTTTTTTGCTGCTACTTCTTTTTCTGCATCTTTTTTTGCTTTTTCTCTTTCTTGTGTTTGTTGAAATGTTTCTGTTGGAGTTACTCGTGCTCTTTTTGACCTAGGAGGAGGAGCAGGCTGAGGTTGAGGGATTTGTGAAACTTCTGGTGATACTTTTGCAGTTTTTTGTTTTTTTGGACTACCAACACCTCCAAGTTGTTCTTCTTCTTGTTTTGAAATATAACTATCTAATATAGACTCTAGATTTGGAAGTATTGCAAAATCCATGTCACTAAATTTTAAATCTGCAGTTATTCTTTTATCTAAGTCCATTTTTAAGAGACTTGAAGAAAAATCTAGATCAGTAGCTTGGGTATTTAAGTCTTCACCTTTAATACTTTTTATTTCGTCTTCACTTAAGGTTAGGTTTAAAAAATTTTTTAAATTTGTTAAAATTTTTATTAATGTAGCTTTTTCAGAAGCATGTTCATCATCATTAATACGTTTATAAAATTTTGTTATTAAATCATCTATATTTACTGATTGTCCTTTATTATATAAATATGCTAATATTTGAAAAAATATTTTTATTGGATTTCCTCCTGCAACTGTAACTATCAAACATTGTTTATCAAATTGATTAGTACCATTTCCTCCATTTAAATAATTTGTAGTAAATTTAAATAATTCATCAAAACTGGGAGGATCTTTTTTTATTGTTGTCCAACCAGTTAATTGTTTATCAAACTCTTCTTTAGTTATCATTTTCCTAATATTTTCATCACATGTGATGCAATAATCAATCATGTCTCTTATATCCATTCTTTTTGCAAATTTATCATCTGTTTCATCTTTTAAAATAATTTCTAACTCTTTTTTATATTTATATAGACTTTCTGAAATACCATCTATTAAACCATATTCATTTTTAAGTTTTCCAGTTTCAAATCCTTCTAATCCTATTGTAGAAGATGCTGTTAAATCATACATTTCTCCAGCTAAAAATTTTTTTTTTATTACCCATTCTATTACTTCTTTTAAACTTTGGGCTACTTCTTTTAAACTTTGAGACATTATATATATAAAGTTATTATAAATTATATTAAAAATATTATTCTATATATTTTTAATATGTGTGGTATCATTTTTGTTTTATCCAAACATAATAAAAATATTATAAATTATATTCTAAATGGTCTAGAATTAATTCAAAATAGAGGATATGATTCTATGGGAATATGTTATTTAGATAAAAACAAACAAAAATATATTATTGAAAAATTTGCTTCTAAAAATACAAGTGATTGTTTTCTTATTTTAAAAGATTTATTTTTATCAGAATCTATTACTTCTAATATTGCATTAGGTCATAGTAGATGGGCAACACATGGTGGAAAAACCGATACTAATGCACATCCTCATATTTCTCAAAAAAGAAATATAATTTTAGTACATAATGGTATTATTCATAATTTTTTACAAATAAAAAATATGTTAATTAAAAATAATTTTATATTTTCTAGTGAAACAGATACCGAAGTTATTGCTAATTTAATAGAATATTATCTTTTATATATGTCCAATAATATTGAAGAAGCAATTCAAAATACTATTAATCAGTTAGAAGGAACTTGGGCATTAATTATTATTTATACAAAACAACTTGATACATACTATATTACTCGTCACGGGTCTCCTTTATTATTAGGAACAAATGAAAATTATACAATCTGTACTTCTGAATCAAATGGATTTGTTGGTTTAATTTATGATTATATTGTTTTGGACAATCATGATATTATAAAAATAACAAATAATGATTATAAATCTATTAACACTGAAAAAGAATATACAATCAAAAAAGTATCTTATGATTCTATCGTTGATCTTAATAATCAATATGAACATTGGATGATTAAAGAAATTATGGAACAACCTGAAACCATACAAAAAGCATATAATTATGGAGCTAGAATTTTAGATAATAAAATTAAACTGGGTGGATTGGAACAATTATCTCAAATTTCTGAATTTATTGAATATATTTTATTAATTGGTTGTGGAACTAGTTATAATGCAGGATTACTTGGAGAATTATATTTAAATTCAAATAATAAATTTATTTGCGTTAAATGTATTAATGCTTCAGAATTCTCTCTTAAAACTATTCCAAAAATTCAAAATAAAAAAAAAATTTTATGTATTTTTTTAACTCAATCTGGAGAGACTATTGATGTTTATCATTGTCTTAATATTTGTAAATCTAATGGATGTATTACTTTAGGAGTAGTTAATAAAGTTGACTCTTTAATTGCGAGAGAAGTTGATTGTGGTGTATATTTAAATGCTGGTTCTGAAATTAGTGTTGCTTCTACTAAGTCTTTTACTTCTATGTTAATTGTATTATCTCTCATAGAAATGTGGTTTAATAATGATTATTTTAATAATAATAAAAAAATTAATTGTTTGCGTAGTCTCTCCGGCACATTAACTTCTTTTTTATATGATTTTGAGTTTTTAAAATCATTAGAAAATATTCAAAACTTTATTTGTAATAATTCTATTAATAGTATCTTTATATTAGGAAAAAATAAATTATACCCAGTTGCTTGTGAAGGTTCTCTCAAAATTAAAGAAGTAACATATATTCATTGTGAAAGTTTTTCTGCTGGATCTCTCAAACATGGCCCATTTGCATTATTAGATAATACGAATTTAACAATATTATTAATTGATTATAACGATCATAATAATTATAATAATTTAAAATCAACTTATTATGAAATTTTAGGGAGAGAAACTAATATTATTACTATTACTAATTCAAAACTAGTACTAGAAGAATTAAATGTAAATAGTAGTAATTATATAATTGTTCCAAAATTAGATTATTATAATGAAATAATTTTTACTATTGCATTACAATATTTAGCATATAAAATATCTATTACTAAAGGAATAAATCCTGATAAACCTCGTAACTTAGCAAAAGTTGTAACAGTTGAATAAATTACCTTCTGTTTCCCATCAATCTATTCATTGACCATTGTTGTCGTGAGCGTTGTTTTTCCATTGCATTTGTAAATAGTTTACTTGTTTTAGACATGTCTTGAACATAATATTCTTCATCAAAAGGATTTTTCAGTGTTCTATATTTACTTATATTTATTATAAATTCATTTGAACTATTTTTTAAACTATTTTCTTTGTTAGATATTATTGTGTATTCTAAATTATTTATATTATTTAAATTATCTATTAATTGTTTTTTCTTAAAATCTGCTGGTTCATTATTATTTATAATACGTGTTGGATCATTAAAAATATTTATTATTTTATTTGATCTTATTGGATAAAAAACACTTCTATCTATTTTTATATTATTTGTTATTACTCTATCATTCATAGCATTATCTTCCATACCCCATCCATATAAATTTGGAAATCCATTACATCTCTCAAAATCTTCTCCTGTTATTGAAAAAATACCTCCTAATGTATAAGTAAAACCAAAAAAATGTTTTACAATTCCTGTTTTTGTTATATAATTTAACATATTTTTTTCACTTGGAACTGTATCTACATCATTGAAAACAAATGTTATATTTTTATAATCATTTGGATGTTTCTCTTTTACTGCTATAAAACCTATATTTTTTGTTCCACCTCTACTAAAAGGTTTATTTTCTACTTGATGACTATAATATATTTCATAATCATTTTCATTATAATCTTCTAAAATATATTTCATATAAATAGAAAAATGTAATTTCTCTTCTCGTCTATTTTTATATGGAACAATAAATACTATTTTTGGAATAGCCATTATATAATAATTTATATTTAATATATTATTATATATACGACATTTTTATCCATATTTTTTTAGTATTACTGCCGGAATTAATTCTCCTTTATGTTGCTCTAATTTTTTATAACATTTATTTATTGTTACTTCACTTATTTTTGATATATTATTTATTGTACTTTTTGGAATATTTAAATTACATATTTGAGATACAAAGTATATTATACCTCCCGCAATTGAATGTGGTGTATTTTCTGGTATTAAATTTAGTTTATCTATTTTATGTGCTATAAATTTACATAAACTTGTTAATTCATTATTTATATTTAATTTACTACAATATCTCTCAATAAATGATAGTGGTGTTGTTTTATTTAATGTTAAAATATCATCATTATTATTATTACTATGTTTTATATCATTTATTATTGATAACGCATTTTTACAACCTTTTGTTGCGCTTGTATTATCTAAATTAAATATATCTGCTATTTCTTTTGCCGTTCGTGGAAAATTATTCACACGGCAAGATATATAAATTGATGCCGCAATTATACCATCTCTATTTAAGCCTCTAAATGTTTTTGCTTCTGATATTTGTTTATGAAATCTTGTTGCATCATCTATAATCATTTTTGGAATTCCTGCATTTTGTGATATTATTGTTATTAATTGAAATTCATCATATTGTGATTTCTCTTTATAAGGCATTGATTGCCAGTCTGTATACCTTTTTATTTTATGCATCTCATAACTTGATTTTCCTGGACATAAAACCTTACAACTATAAGAAGACTCTTGCAATAATGGATTAATCGGCATACCACATCTAGTAGGATCACTACTTTGATTATCATCTGCACCATAAAATCTCCATTCAGCACTTTGATCTAAATTATCTTTATATATTATTCCACATTTCTTATTTGGACAAGTCAAAAATCCATCATCTCCAACAAATAAATGTGTTTTACAAGAACTACATATTTCATTTTCAATTACTGTTTTTGTTTCATTTGTTCTATATACACATTCCAGTTTTGATTTTTTCATTTCACTACTTGAATCTTCATCTATTGTTTCATCAAATAAACTCCATAATTTTTTTATATCTTTTGACTTTTTCTCTCTGTTTTTTTTTGTTATATTATTTTCACTGTTATTTAGTTCTTTGTTTCCTTCTATCTTTGTTTCCATTTAATTGTCTCTTATATTTATAAAATTATATTTAAACCAATTTATTATATATTTTTATCAATTTTATAATAAATAATTTTATTTACTTATTATAATTATGGATAACTTATTTAATTTTGATTTCTTATTTTCTGATTCAGCTAATCCCAATAAACTTTCTAAAAATCAAGTCAACAAAAAATTTGATGAATTTATAAAAGAATCATTTGCTACTTATTTATATAAATCTGCTATCTTTAAAAAATATGCAAAAGTATATGACCAAGATAGTAGTTTCACAAATGAATGTGCTGATTTATATATTCTTTCCGAACAACTTTATTTAAATGCAATTCAAAAAATTAAACTTCCATTTGATGTCAAATTTAATAAATCTAATAATTTATATATCTTTAATTTAAATGATATTCATAACGATGACTTCATTTTTAAAGATAGCAGTGATGGAAGAGTATTTAGACCCAAAAAACAAAAATATCTTTGCAAAATTATCGCTTTAATATTTGTTAAACTTTACATATTAATTAAAGGTATTTATAGCACATTTAATCATAACTTAACTTATCAAGAATTTGTTTCTTCAAAAAGAAAATCCAAATCTTTAACACAATCATCTGAAACCACTGAACAACCTCAAACTATTGAACAAACTGAATCCACCGAACTACCTGAATCTACTGAACAAACTGAATCCACCGAACTACCTGAATCTACTGAACAAACTGAATCCACCGAACTACCTGAATCTACTGAACAGCAAGTTGGAGGAGGAATATTTGATAATATCCGCAATTTTTTTACAGGAAATTCTGATGAAGATAATGAATCTGATAATGAAAATGAAAATGAAGAAGACTTTTATGATAAAGAACTAAATAAAGATGTTGAATCTCATGATGATGATGACGATGACGATGATGATGATGATAATGATGAAGAAGATGAACCTACACAGCCTAAAAAAAAAACAAAAAAAATTAAATATAATAATATATTTTTCGCATTTATTAATTCTATATTTGCACAAGATGTTAAAGATACTGAATCTAAACTAACCATGGAATTACCTCCTAGTTTAGAAGACTTTACTAAAAATCTTAAAGATTCTGGTATGTTCGATATATTATGTGATACCGACTATATTTATAATGCTTTAAAAAAAAATATACTATTTAATAAAAATAGTATGAATAAAGTATATGAAACATCACCTATTATATTACAAAAAATTAAAAAAATAGAAAATGAACTTTTATCACAATATAATTCTACATTAGATGAAAAAGATAAACAACTTCAATCTGCATTTCAAAAATTACAAAAATATAATAAATTATGTGCTAAACTTCAAACTGATTTTACTACTAAAGATGAAACTCGCATCTATGAAAGAGTTATAAAAATTGTTAAAAAAATGTTTTCTGATTATACTAAATATCGTAACAAATTATTTACTGAAATTATACTTAAAATTTTTGAATTCAAAGAAAAAATTATTAAAGATGATAGTGGCTCCATTAAAGAAGTAAAAAACAATATTATCAGAATTAAAGATAATATTACTTATAAAGAAGTTATTAAATTTTCATCAAATGCTAAAGTTATTATTTATGATTTACACATTAACTTTTTTAATAGTCTTGCCGAAATTTTTGAACTTTTAAATGAAAAAAATGTAATTAATAAAGGCTCTGTTTCATATCAACCACAAACTGAAGAAGAATCACTACCTGAAACCACTCAAGAAGAATCATCTGAAAATGATTCAGAATCTGAATACGAATCTCAATATGAACCACAATCTGAACCAGATGTTGAACCAGAACCTGAATCACTAGCCAAAACCCCTAGTGAAGTTGTAGATGAATCACTACCTGAACCAGAACCTTCTCCTGATGATTCAAACCCTTTAGAAACTCCTACACCTTCTATAATTGATGAAACAGAAGTCTTAGATGAATCAGCACCCAAAACCCTTACTGAAGTTGTAGATGAATCACTACCTGAACCTCTACTTGAATCTGAAGTTGAATCTGAACTTGAACCTCTACCTGATGAATCAATAGATTTACAAGAACAATCTGCTTCACTCCAAACTGAACCAAAATTAGAATCAGAATCACCAGAAATTCGTAAAGGAGGTAAACGTAAAAAATATAAAAAAAAAACTAAAAAAAATAAAAAAAGAAAAAATAGAACTAAAAAATTTTATTAATTATTTATATCTAATTTTTTTAATAAATTATTACTATAAATCAAATTACCTGATGGATTATAAGATTTAATATCCTTGTAATCATTTTTTGATTTTTCACTTTTACTTCTATTATTATTATTTAAAATTAAATTATTATAATTACCATCTTCTCTACTCTCATTTTCTTCATCTTTTTTTACTAAATTACCATATTCATCCACTTGCTGACCTGTCTTTTTCTTTATTTCACTTCTAACATAACTTGGAACCCAATGTTTCCAACTTATAAATAATAAATTTGGATGAGTATATCTTATCACAAAACCATTATCTCTCAATTTTTCTATCACATATGCAGTACAATCTTTCACATCATATTTTGGTATTCCTATCATCATTTCAGGCATAACATACCAACAACATTGATCATTTACTAATTGTTTAGATATATACTTAATTTTATTATGTATTCTTACTAAAATTTTATTATAATTATTCAAAATATTCATATCTTGTTGTTGTTTTTTTGTATATAATTCATCCATATTCAATTTTATTGATTGTTCTACATCATCTGATTTTTCATTGAAATTATATAATGAATCGTTCATAATATAATATTAAATATAATATTATATTAAAATTTTACAAATAATTATAATTAATGACTATAAAACATATAGTATTATGTGGAGGCGGACCTGTAGGATTAGTATCTTATGGAGCAATTAAAAAATTTATCAATGATAAAATTATAATTTATGAAAATATTAAATCTATTTATTCTACATCAGTTGGGTGTTTTATTTCATTTATTTTTTTATTAAATTTAAATTTTGAATGGATAGATGATTTTATTATTAAAAGACCATGGGAAAATTTAATAAATTTTTCATCTGCTGATTATTTTAGCTTATTTTTTACAAAAGGATTATGTGATGAAAACTTCTTTATTACTGTTTTTAAACCATTATTTTTAGCCGCTGAAATTCCTATCACTATTACACTAAAAGAATTTTATCAAATTAATAAAGTTGACTGGCATATTTTTACCTCTAATTTAAACAAATTTTCTAAAGTTGATCTTAATTATAAAACTCATCCTGATTTAACAGTTATTGAAGCAATGACTATGAGCGCATCCATACCAATATTAATTAAACCTCCATTTTATAATAATGAATATTATCTCGATGGAGGTATATTTTGTAACTGCCCTGCCTATGATTGTTTTAATAATGAAAAATGCAGCAAACATGAAATGATTGCTTTTATTAACGATAAAAGATTTCCTATTGATTTATCTAACAATTATTTTACTAATATTGAAAATGATTATCATAATAATGATATATCTAATAATAACTTGAATGAAAATACTAACATTTTTTCATTTCTTATTTATATTATTAAAACTGTATTCAAAAAAGTAATGATAATTGAAAATGAAAATTCTTTAGTTATTGAAAATAATATTAATGTTTGCCTCACTCCATATACTGTAGATATCAATTATTGGACTTATGTTTTTTCTACTAAAGAGGAAAGAGAAAGACTTATTAATCTTGGAGAATTACAAGCAACAAATTATATTAATAATATTAATAATGATTATGATAATTCATACAATAATATACAAATAAATGATGATATCTCATTCAATTTAAATAATATTTCATTTGAAAATATTATATTAAAAAAAATTCCTGAATAATAAAATTTATTTTATTGAATCTAAAAACTCCACTAAATTATCTTTTGTAACTTTAGCATCAAAATCATATACTTTATTCTTGTAAATTAATTTTACTGTTGGATAACCATCTACTTCATATTTATCTGCTATACTTTTACTTTCATCACAATTTACACTTACTAAATTTATACTATAATCAATATTTTTATTTTTATTATCTACATAGCTTTCAAATTTATTCCATTCTGGTTTAGCCTTTTTACAATATGGACACCACTCTGTATAAAAATACATAACTAAAATATCCTCACTATTATCTATATTTTTATTTACAAATTCTTTATTTAATTTATGCTCACTAATCATTGGTTTTATATACGAATTATACGAAAAATATGCTATTATTAATGTTAAAAATAACCATAATACACCAAAAACTAATAATAATCTATTATTATTTAAGTTATAGAAAGTTTCCTGCATTTGTATTAAAATTTTATCTATGTAATTCATAATATATATATATATATATTAAAAAATATTTATTTTTTATTATCTATACTTAATATAATATGAAAAAAACATTAAAAAATAAAAAAAATAAAACTTATTCCAAAAAAGATTATCTTAGTGGAGATGGTATGGTCACTAGTACTTGGGGGCCTGCTATGTGGCATTATTTACATACTATTAGTTTTAATTATCCTACTAATCCTACAAAATTACAAAAAAATAAATATAAACAATTCCTTAATAATCTACAATATACTTTACCATGTAAATATTGTAGAATTAATTTAACTAATAATTACAAAAAATTCCCCTTAAAAGATGAAATATTTATTAATAGAGAATCATTTTCGCGTTATATTTATAATTTACATGAATTAATCAACAAAATGTTAGGAAAAAAATCTAATTTAACTTACTGCCAAGTTCGTGATAGATATGAAAATTTTAGATCTCGATGCACAATTGAAAAACCTAAAATATTTGACTTTAATAAAAAAAATAAAGAAAAAGGCTGTACTACCCCTCTTTATGGTAATAAAGCAAAATGTGTGCTAAGTTTTGTTCCCGCTAATAAAAAATGTAAAACTATGAAAATTGATAGAAAATGTTTAAAAAAAAAAATCTATTTTGATAAAAAATAATTTTATATATTATAAACATGGTTAAAACTCGTAGACGTTTTAGAAGAAAAACATCTCGCAAAAATAAAAAAAAATCCTGTGGATGCTCATTTTCTTTCCCTAATATCTTTGGATTTCTTAATAAAACCAAAAAAAGAAAACAAAAAGGTGGTTCATGATCCACATCTATGCCTAAAAAAAATCCCTACCAAATGGGTGGAGGATGAGGCACAGACTAGACCAAATCTAGTCTTCAAAATATAATAATACTTAAATGAAGAATTAAAGGTAAATCATATATCCTTTAAATCTGAGAAAAAAAGTATATAATACTAAATAATATTTAGTAAATAATATTATTTAGTTTACATTTTATGTTCCAAATGTTGAAAAATCCGATAAAATTGGTCTCGGTAACGCTGTATTATCTAATCCCATTTCATAATTTGGTACTTTTTTACATTCAAAATTTGAGGCATCAGGACATCTTCCACATGGAGGACAAGGAGCTTGATTATTATTATTTACACCACCACTATTATTACTATTATTACTATATTCACTAAAATTATTATTTGAATTTCCTGATTTTTTATTCATTCTTACATTACTTCCCTCATTTTCATCCACTTCTCCATTTTGAGCCATCATCGTATTTGCTTCACTATTTAGATTATTAAAAATATTATTTGAACCATTTGAACCATTTGAACCATTTGTACCATTTGAACCATTTGAACCATTTGAACCATTTTTACCATTTACTTTTTCTTTATCTTCATCACAATTTAAACAAGCTGTTTTACTCATCATTGGTGTTGTCCATGGTCCAAATAATGTTTGTGAATATTCCACTGGATTCATTGAATTTACTGGATTTACTAGTGGATTTGAGGGATTGTTCATTGCACTTTCAAATGAACTATATTGTCCATAAAATGGAGTATTGTATTGATTCATTAATATTGGATCCGAACCTGGTAACATATATGGATTCATTTGTTGATTATATGATGGAACATAATTTCCACAAGCATCTTTTACATATGATGGATATTGTGGATAATATCCACCTGGAACCCCTCCTGGAACATTTATATCACCTATATTTACACTACCACCACCTGATATTGCACTCGCTGCTGTTAAATTCAAATTTGGATCTGCTGTAGTTGTTGGAGGAGGAGTTGAGACCTGACTTTGAGGCTGAACCTTTAATGTTCCATCTTGAATTAATACTGTTTTTTGTCCAGTACTATCTGTTGTATTTATTGTAATATTTAATACATTTCCTGATTTTGAATAAACTTTTGTATAATCATTATTTCTTATACCAATTAATACATTACCTAAATTATTTGTTGTAGTTCCTAAATTTGTATTTCCTTCTTTTACTTTTTTACCAAATAATTTAGAAAAGAAATTTCCCATATTTCCAATATTTCCAAATCCTTCTAAATTCATAAATGATTCTCGTGGTTCACCCAAATCTACCATTTGTTTTACAATAGTTAAATCTTGTGCAACTATTCCTCCTGTTGTTAATGCAGTATTAAAACTTACAACTGAACCAAACATAGTTAATTGTCCAATTATAGTATCTATATTTGCTGATGGAACACTTATATCTATTTTTACTAATGAATCTTCACCTTCACCTTGAGGAACCTCTGTTACAGTTACTTGAGTTGGAGCTATAGTCACCGAATTTGTACCATTTAGATCAACAATTGATGCTTGCTGAGCAATAATAGTTTGTAAATTTGTTGCTGTTGCTGTACTTAATCCTGAACCTTCCATACTAAATGTTGTTGTTAAAGTTTTCATTGGAGTTTCTGTTTCTGGTGTAGTAGCCGCTTGTTGCAATAATGCTGCTGCTTGTGTTTCATCTGATTGTGCTACTGGATCTGATACTGTTGTTGTACTATCTGATACTGTTGTTGTACTATCTGCTACTGGTGTGGTAGTATCTGCTACTGGTGTAGTAGTATCTGCTACTGGTGTGGTTGTATCTGCTACTGGAGTAGTGGTATCTGCTACTGGTGTAGTAGTATCTGCTACTGGTGTAGTAGTATCTGCTACTGGTGTAGTGCTATCTACTACTGGTGTAGTTGTCGAACTTACAACACTTAGAGAATATGGAACATTAATTTTATAAAATTCATAATTCTCAGTTACTACTGCAACTGGTGTAGGATTTGCTTCAGTTACTGGGGGTGTTTCTGTTTTACTAACTTTTCTGTACATATCATATGAATTTGCATACATATAATCATTTATATTACCACTAACTTGACTAACTGCAACTATAACAGGAGTTAAAGCAGTTATAGGTGTATCTGAAACAAAAGATATTTCATTTGTTGTACTATTAGGATTTATTGTATAGTATTCTGTATTTGTTAGATGATCTTTTTTTACAATTACGAAATTATCAGAAAAAACAGTTGTACCTAAATTTGTATTACCTTCTACAGATTTCATCATAAAAGAATAACAAAATACTGAAGCTAATACTACTAACAATAGTAAAATAATTAACATATTTTTATTTTTAAAATTGAAAAACATTTCTTATTATATAAAGTAGATAATAAAAAAAACTTATTTATATTAATTAATAATGAAAAAAAATAGTCTACAGCCATTTTACAACCCCGAATCTAAATTATTTGAAATTGGAATTGATGAAGCCGGTAGAGGACCTATGTTTGGAAGAGTTTATAGTGGTGCCGTAGTTTTACCTAAAAATGATGATTTCAAATATGAATTATTAAAAGATAGTAAAAAATTTACTTCTGAAAAAAAAATTAATGAAGTAGCTGACTATATTAAAAACAATGCTATAGCTTGGTGTGTATCTTATGAAGATGAAAAAGTTATTGATTCTATTAATATTAGAAATGCTACACATAATGCTATGCATAAATCTATTCAAAATATTATTACTAATTTAAAACAAAATGAACAAATTTGTAATGAATTTTATTTATTAGTTGATGGAAATGATTTTAAACCATATACTTACTTAAATAATAAATCTAATATTATTGAACAAGTTAATCATATTACTATTGAAGGAGGTGATAATAAATTTTGCTCAATTGCTGCAGCCTCAATATTGGCTAAAGTTGAGAGAGATAAATATATAAAAGAACTATGTGATTGTTACAAAAAACTTGATGAATATTACAATTTATCAAAAAATAAAGGTTATGGAACATCACAACACTTAAATGGAATAAAAAATATTGGTATTAGTCCATGGCATCGTAAAACTTATGGCTGTTGCAAACAAGCTAAATTTAATTTAGAAGATTTTTATCTTTAAACTTCCAGTTTCTGGCGAAGACGCCGACTCCACTCATTCTTAAATGACTTTCGCTTATCCCTCTTCACATAATTCTTATTTTTCTTTACAATAAGTTCCTCCAGTGTAACATTTTCTGTATTTAGACTATTTACTTTACTCTTATCTTCCTTACGCTTGGTCTTTGAACGAGTGTCCATCTTATGACGCTTTCGTGCTACATATTCATACTTCGAATCTTCCTTTTCATCCGTTTCTTCAAATTCATAATCCTCATCCTTTGGATCATCTTCATCCTCACCATCATCCTCATCCTCACCATCATCCTCATCTTCCTGCTCATCTGACTCCATTCGCTCTTTTGCTTCCTGTGCCTCTGCCGCCCAATACTCTTCCTCGCTATAATATTCCTCATCTTCATCGTCTTCTACTTCATCAAATTTTTCTTGTAGATTTTGTGCAATAGTATTTTCCTCTTCCTGGGTCCTCGGCTCATAAAATTCTACATCCCAATATTCTGGATCTTCATATACCATCTTTGCACTACCTCCAATTAGATTTTCATAAAAACTTAGACTGCCATTATTCTTATACCATTCACGAATCTCAATTACTGCATATCCATAAAATGGCCTGTCTTCTACATAATATTCTTGTTCAGGATGCTCACGAACATCTACATTCTTTACATCAGCAATTCCATAATAATCAAACCAATTAATAATAGTTGGAATATTCTGTGGTAGTACAAGATCAGGAATAGTAAGCACCATCCTCTTAAATATCTCGTCGTTTTGGGTTGACTGCATACCACCCATCATTTTTGATACTACTTATTTTTATAATTTTAATTATAAATCAATTTTTTTTTAATAAATAAAAAAAAACTGATAATTTTTTTTTGTAATTATATATTCAAAAAACTATGAAAATTCTTGTGTTTGATACTGAAACTACTGGTTTACCAGAAAAAGACGAATCTGGTAAAGAACCTTCTATTTATGACTTCGACAAATGGCCATTTATTATTCAAATTAGTTATATACTTTATGATCTCTCTACTAATGACACTATAATCAAAAATAATTATATCAAAATAGATAACTCTATTGTAATCCCTCCTGGAAGTTTTGAAAAACATAAACTTACACACGAATTTCTTAATACAAATGGTATTAATATTATTCCTGCATTGAGAGAATTTAATCAATTACTTAAAATATCTGATGTTATTGTCGGCCATAATATTTCTTTTGATAAACGACTTGTTTTCGTTGAATGTTTACGACATAATATTCCACAATATTTCACCTCTTTTAAAGGAAAAGAGCGAATTAAAAAAACTGAATTTTGTACTATGAGAAAAACTACCAAATACTGTAATTTTATTAGAATTAGCAAAAAAACTAATAGACCTTATTTAAAAACACCTTCTCTCTCTGAATTATATTTACATCTATTTCCTGAATCTACTTTACCTACTGAATTACATAATTCTCTCGTTGATATACTTATAACTCTTAAATGTTACATTAAATTTAATTATAATTTTAATATTGCAGACATTAATGATAAAATTAATCAGTTATGCATTCAATATGATTGTACTTAGTTATAACTAAAAGTATTTACTATTTCATTATAATGTAATAACAAAATGTTATAATAATCATACTCTAAATTGTCTCTGTAATGTACATTTTTTTTACCTTTTAATATCATAAATCCATTTTCATTACAATCTAAAGCACAACATTCATCTTTTAATGGTGTATACTCTGCAAATCCTACTATATTTGTTAGTTTTTTTTCCAAATATAAATACCATACACTATCTTTTGGCTTTCCTAAGATTAATGAACACGTATAATCACATTCTGGTTTATCAATATGTGGACGTAATCTACCTCCTTTTGTATAAAAAGATATATATGTATAAGTAGGTCTCAATTTTTTATTTGTTATTTTTTCTACTAATTCTAACATCTCAAAATGAATTATTCTTGATATAAATTCATTATGTGCTACATATCTTTTACTTTCTATATCTCTATTTATACTTAATGGTAATATATTATAACTTAAAATTTCATTATAATAATTCTTTAGTAAATCAAATACATTACTATGAAAAACATTATTTACTATTACTGGATTAAATTCATCTAATTCATAACTACATTCCAAATTATTTCTATTTATTAATTTTTCTTCTTTTAATTCATTTAATAAATTTAAAATACTATTTTCATAACGTTCATCATTATAAGTTTCTGCTATTAATCTTTTTATTTTGTAATCACTTTTCATTTTTTCAAGTATTTTTTCTAATTTTTCTTTTAATATTAATTGCATTATAATTAATATTAAATAATTTTTAAATTATTTATCCACTACACATTAAACAACCTTCATCATTATCTTTCCTTTTTTCTGGCTCAATAGTAAATTGCTGTGCTTGATGTTTTGGTTTTCTACGTAAATAATAAATTCCTGTTTTTAAACCTGCTCTCCAACTATAAAAATGCATGTTTGTTAATGATTTTGGCTCCGGATCTTCCATCCATAAATTCATACTTTGTGACTGACAAATAAATAATCCACGATCATGTGCCATATCTATCAAATTTTTCATCGGCATCTCCCAAACTATCTTATATTTTTCTTTCAAATGTTCTGGTAAACCATCTATATATTGAATACTACCTTTATTTGCTATTATATTATTTTTAATTTCTTCATTCCATAATTTTAATTCTAACAGTTCTTCTACCAAATACTTATTTATCATCACAAATTCACCCGCTAATGTCTTTCTACTATAAATATTACTTGTAATTGGCTCAAAACATTCATTATTTCCTAAAATTTGACTCGTGCTTGCTGTTGGCATAGGCGCACATAGTAAACTATTTCTTATTCCATATTTCATTATTTGTTGTTTTAAACCATTCCAATCATATCTATTTGAATATGCCTTAGCATTCCATAAATTAAATTGAAATAATCCCTCACTAATTGGAGACCCCATAAATGAACTATATGCTCCTACTAAATCATCTTTCAAATTATCTATTTCTGCCTTTATTGGTTTATATTTATTTAAATATTCTGCTATTCTATTATCTGTAGCAATTGCTGCACCAATTGAAGCCTCCGTTACATTATAAATTTCATAATTTCTACAATGTGGTTCATCACTAGTAAAATTCCAATTTTCATAACCATATTCACTCGCCAAATAGTTCATTCCTTCCATTCTTTCATAACTAATTTCATAACTTCTTTCTAATGCTGCATAATATATAGTTTCAAAAATTAATTTATTCACTTCTTTTGCCTGTTCTGATGTAAATGCTAGATCCATCTTAAAAAAAGCATCTGCTAGTCCTTGCACACCTATTCCTATTGGACGATGACTATAATTACTTTTTCTTGTTTTTTCATTTGGATAAAAATTTATATCAATAATATTATTTAAATTTGTTACTAATAGTTTTGTTACCTCATATAATTTATCATAATCAAATGTTTTGTCTTCTTTTACAAACATTGATAAACCAATTGACGCCAAATTACATACTGCCGTTTCACTATCATCACTATATTCTACAATTTCACAATTGTGAGAATAAACTCCATTAAAAATTCCCATATTCTTTTTAGGTTCATTAAAGCAAAATGTTTCACAAATTTTACCTGTGTTTGTTATTTCTTTTATTTCAATAAATTTACTAGCATTACGCTGAGATTCTCTTTTATTTATAATTAATCTTTTACAAGATAAACCTAAATTTAATAATTTTTGTAGTTCATTAGATGCTATAAGTATTCTATATAATGTTTTACATTTAAATTCTTTTTGTCCTCCATTACCATCTGGTAATAAAGTTTTACGAGATTTCATATTTAATACTACTTTTGAATTAATACCACAAGTTTGAAGCATAAGCTTAATTTTATTTAAAAAATCTTTATGAATACAAGCTATTTGTAAACATTGACAACCATTATTAATAATTATACAACCATCCGCATCACAATATCCAGCAAACCAATCTAATTTAGATTTTAAAGAATAATTAATAGGAACATAGAATTTTTCCTTCAGTTCTTTTGTTAATGTTACTTGCAATTTATTATCTTTTTCTTCTCCGTGAGAATTATACTCTAAATATTGTAATAATCTTATTTTTTCACCATATAATGATACAATAGGATTTTTTTGATAAGATTTAGCTTCACACTTTTCACTATCTATATTATTTTCAATAAGATTTTCATATATTAAATGTCTTTTACAAGTTTTATGTCCTTTTAATACTTTAAAGGAACAAGGTTTTTCTGTATCATTTTTATTATAACTATATGTACCATCTCCACTAAAAAAACCATTTGTATAAGCAAATTTTAATTCTAAATCATTATCAATAACTGGGAAATCACATTTTACTAATTTATCACCTATTTTTAAATCTCTAACCTCAACGTCTTTTGTTTTATAATTTTTTCTTACTTTACCATTACTATCTAAATCATAAATTCTAAATTTATGATAATTGGTGCATTCTAATTCAACACCGTCAGTAAAGCAAATTGTAATTACTTCATCAGCATCATTAGTTTTAAATACATCTGATTCTGAAAATTCTTCACCATTCCAAATATTAACTTTTTGATTTACTAAATCTTTAATTGGTAAATGTCCCTTATCAGTTAAAATTTTAGTATTTCCCTCAACACAACATAAATTACTTGATTTTATTGTACCCAAATTCTTTTGATTCGATTTTTCATTACAAGCATCTTTATATAAAATATATGGTGTTCCCGTCTCCATTTGTGCATCTAAAATCTTTAACCATAAATCACGCGCATTTAATTGCTTATTATATTTTCCTTCTTCTTCGTATTTCATATATAATTCTCTATATTTATCACCATAAGCATCACTCAAACCTGGACATTTATCTGGACAAAATAATGACCAAATTTTATTACCCATCACTCTTTCCATAAATAAATCACTCGCCCATATCGCATAAAATAAATCCCTCGCTTTTGATTCCTCGTCCCCATGATTCTTACGCAACTCTAAAAATTCTTCTATATCTGGATGATGCGGTTCTAAATAAATCGCAAAACTACCATTTCTTTTACCTCCCTGGTCTACATAACGTGCCGTTTTATTAAATACACCCAACATAGGAATTATACCATTTGATGTACCATTTGTTCCTCTTATATGAGAACCCGAAGAACGAACATTATGAATATGCAACCCTATTCCACCTGACCATTTTGAAATTTGCGCACATTCTTTTACTGTGTTAAAAATACCATCTATAGAATCATCTTCCATTGATAATAAATAACACGAACTTAATTGTGGTCTTGGAGTGCCCGCATTAAATAGTGTAGGTGTTGCATGAATAAAAAACTTATTCGACATATAATCATATGTTTCTTTTACCTTTTCTATATTTCCACCATGAATACATACTGAAACTCGCATCCACATATGCTGTGGACGTTCAACTATCACACCATTTACTTTCAATAAATATGCCCTTTCTAATGTCTTAAAACCAAAATAATCAAACAAAAAATCACGTTTATAATCTACCATAGCATCTAAATGTTCCTTATTTTCTTCTACTACTTTCATTACATCTTCATGAATTAATTTATAATTATTATTATTTACATCCACAAATTCATACAATTTTTTTATTGTTTCATAAAAACTATCAACTGTATTTTTGTGAAGATTTGATATTGTTATCGCACTCGCTAATTTTGTATAATCCGGATGAACTGAACCCATCGATGCACATTGTTCTGCTGTTAGTTCATCTATATCTGTCGTCTTTATATTATCTTTTAATTGATCTATCACTTTCATTGCTAACTGACCATAAATTACATTTTTTAATTCTAAATCCTTACCTATTAACTTAATACGTTTCAAAATTTTATCAAAAGAAATTGCCTCTTTTTTACCTGAACGTTTTAATACGTGCATATCTATAACATTAGATTTATTATTTGTCATAAATATTACCTAATTTTATTAGTAATATAATTTTAAATCATTTTAAAATATATTTATCTTATTACCTCTGTATTTACACTTATTATCACATTTTCTGCTTTCTCTTCCTTATTAAATAAAGCCGGATTTATTAAACATCCACCCATCGGAAAATCACTTTTACTTTTTGCATCTTCTAACGCCAATTTACGCTTCTTCTTTATTCTTTCTTTGTATTCACCACTCTCTCGTTCTTTTACTAAATTATTCCAAAAAATCTCTATCATCGGTTGCACCTTTTTGAACCATAACTTATTTCTTAAAACCAATACACAACTTATTTTTACTAACTTCCAATATAATCTTGCTATTAACTCTAAATCTTTATTCTTCTCTTTTTCTTCATCTTCCCATCTTTTATATTCTTCTGAATCTAAATCACTCAACATAAATGGAGCATAAATATAATATGGTGATTCACCTTTTAAATATTGTAATATTACACCTTTATATTCCGTTTCTTTATCTTCTCTATATTCTTCTTCTGTATCATATTGTATAAATTTTGTTTCTAAAAAATCACATTCATTTAAATTACATACTTCCATCTGTAATTGCATCTGAATCCAATATTCCATCTTTGGAATACCTGTTATCTCTCGACTTACTACATTCTTTATTTCTAACATCCTCCCAAATAATTTTGAACTACCATCACATATTATACCATCTGGCGACGCTGCTATAAAACTATAATCTTTATGTGGTATACAACCAAATTCTGATACCTTCGTATTATGAATATATTCATAATATAATATCGAAACTGGCTCATATTTTTGACCCCAATGTAAAGGACTATTTGTATTTGTTACTTTGAATTTATTTATATCTAATGGCTCACATTTCTCCAAAATTAATTGGGTTTGACTATAATCACTCACAAATACTTTCCATATATTTGATGCCGTTAATGTTGAATTTCTAAATATATACCATTCGTCACTTCTTTGTTCTGGTTGAATTATTGATTTTAATTTTTCCAATTGATTATCTATTTTTACATAATTTATTTTATTACTTCTTATATAACTCTTATTATATGACCTCTTCGGCATTACATATTTAAATACAAATGATAAACCCATCTTTAAATAACTTTCTAACATTTTTATACTCTCTTCTTTCGATAAACCATAAATATTTTCTAATATATTACTATCAATATATTCACTTTCCATTAATTCCAAACTATAATCATATACACTTTCATACAAATCTGTATACATCACTTGCAAAATATTATCATCTATATATTCTATCATCGTTGAAACCACTTTCAATAAAAATTCTACATCTAGACCTCTCACGTTATACTTATTTAATAGATAATTTAAATAAGCATTATATTTTGCTGTATCCATATACTCTAATTGATAACATAATTTTAAATTATATTATTTTATCAATTTAAAAAATATTATTCATAAATTTTTATTTAAATGATTAACACCTTTTATCAATTATGAATATAACTAATTTTCACTACGATCAATAATATAATATATTTGATTTCATTTTTTGGGTTACTATTATTTGCATAATTATTTACTGCTTTTGCAACACATTTATATATAAAAGACCTAAAGTTTTACCTAATCCTATCATTTACTCATGAATTTTTATTGTTTTCGCCTTTCCACTTTTTGCTCCTGGTAATGATTTTATTGTCGATACATGCTTATCATCTTTTCTTAAAATATAACTTCTTGTTTCTTCATTAAAAAATAAAAACGGCACATTTAATATTTTATTATTATCTTTATCATATATTACTTCTTTTGTTTTTAATAAACATTTTCTATCCAAACAACGTACAAAATATTTCTTTAAAATTAATATCTCATCTTCATCCAAATTATCAACTTCTTTTAATGATTCCGCATACATATTTAAATGTTTTATCTTTTGAGTCTTATCTAATTTTGACCATGTTTCTTTTTTATTTGCACTTGACTCACATTCTAAAAAATTTGATATCTTCAAATTATTATTATTTTCATTACTATATTTTGGATTTATATCAGTTCCATTTAATAACATCGTCTTATATGCTATATTCTTCAATTCCTGACAACTATCACTCTTTTTTGATTTTTTATCTTCTTTATCGCTTATTGTACTATTGCTTAAATCATTTGTTATAATATTCATATTATATTAATATGTAACTTTAAGTTTATACTCTTTTTTTTTATACTTTTTAACTATTATTTGTGTTAATCTTTTTAAATTAAAATCATTATATATATATTATATGAAATCTATTAATTTAAATAACAAACCATCTACTATTAAACATCCTCCTAAAACACGAGAAAAAATTAACAACCTACCTAATGATATCTCTCAAAATATTATCCAAAACATTAATAATCATCCTTACCAACTTAATCTTATTAATCAACTCTATCTTCAACAACCTTTCCCCGAACAAAAATTTCTTGTTAGTGAACTCAAATCTAAAATATCATCTTACAAACAACAAGACATTAAAAAAACCATTCATGAACAACAAAATCTTATTTCTCTCGATAATATTGTCGAAAAACTCGTTTCTTGCAAACTTAAATGCTACTATTGCAATAAAAATACTTTCATATTCTTTGATAAAGTACGTGATTCCGATCAATGGACTTTAGACAGACTTAATAATCTCAATGAACACACCTCTCAAAATACCATCATCGCCTGTTTAAAATGCAACCTCGAACGACGAAGAAAAAATAGTGAAAAATTTAAATTTACTAAACAACTTCAAAATAGTACCATCAAAATCACAAAAGCACCTTAACACCTAGAACGCTTTCGAGTATGCTCACAACAATCACACTCCTCATGTACACTTACACTTCCCATATCACTTGCTACATTTGATACCCTCTCCATCATAATCCTCTGCAAATTATCAAATGCTACCTGCTGCAAATCCTCACTCAACTCACGAAACCATTCCGGCGCACGAAACTCCAAGGCAATAGCCGTCTTACCTTCCGGCATAATCGTCTCCCTTAAAGACAACGAGTTCTCACTATGTAGACGACCAATAATCTCAATAATATACTTCTTATACTCGGTCAACTCAGCCAACGTCATCGACTGTGAACCCGAAGCCTCCGCCATCCTGTTAGTTGAATATTATATAAATTATTATATCATATTCAATTTTTTTTTTGTTTTCTTTTTTTTCGTTTTTTTTCCTTTACCATTTATATTACATCAGATTTAAAATAATTACCCATGTAAATACCTTTTTTAACAAATCCTTTTTTTTTATAATAATTTTCTAAATTTTCATTACAATCTAATATACATTTATAACAATTATTTTGTTTTGAAATATTTATTGCATAATTTATTAATAATCCACCTATTCCCCGTGACCTATATTCTTGTAATACTACAAAATCTTCTATGTGTCCACAATATTTTCCATTATGAATTAATTTTTGCTCTATTATTAATGTTATTCCACCTACTATTTTATCATCTTCTGTCATGTAAAAATATATATTATGTTTTATTGGTAATTGTGATATTATTTTTTTCAATTTTGAAAATGTTAATACTAGCGGATCTATTAATGAAAACGCATTATATAAATTTATTATTTCATTATAATTCTTTTCTGTTAATACCAAATCTTTTATATTCACAATCATTTTATTTAATTATTAAATACTTTTTAAATATTTTAATTTAAATACATTTAAATGCTTTATATTAAAAATCTATGAATCTAGCCACTCAAAATGACCTGTTATTAAATAAGCTCATGATATTTTACAACAAAGATAATAATCTTGATACAATGCTTAATATTATTAATGGAAAATCCAAAATATCTCTCCGAATTGTTGATTGGTTCGCTACTAATTTCTCCAAAAAAAATTACACTGTTTATCCTATTGATAAAAATAATACAATAGAAAGATTTAAAGTTTATAACGATTATAAATTAAATTTAAAAGCTTATTCCAAAAAAAGATTTGACCCTTTCTGTCGTTGGGAGAGAATCACTATTCCTTATCAAGAAAATACACATATTCAAACCACATTAGGACAACTTAATTTTTTTAAATGGGCTCTTGAAAATAATGTTATTCAGTTTATCGAAGATAATTACGATATTATTGATAATGATATGAACCAAAGAAATAGTTCTACTAAATCCAAAAACTTTTCTATTAATTCTAATAGTTCAACAGATACTACTTCATCTACATCTAGTTATGGTTCTAATTCATCTAATAATTTTAATAAAACTCGTAAGAAGAGAGAAGAATTATCATATAACGCATCTAAAGGAGTTAAAAAAGAAACTGTTGAAGTTATTATTTCATTTTAATTTAGAAATTATTATAAATATATATATATAATGTCAGATGAAAAAAATGGATTAGATATGGAATTGCACAACTTGGCAAAAAAATTTGAAGATGATCCTGTTAATCTAAAAAAAGCTATTAAGGAACTTGCAGATAAAACACCATTGGATACAACGATAAATTTTATGAAGGAAAAGTCTGAAACTGCTAATTTGTTAGTAAATACTAGTGATCCCGCTAATGTTTCTGATGCTTTAACACCACTACTATTGTCAGAAACACCATCACAAAAACAAATTCAGGCACCTCCACCAGCAGAGCCAAAATTTACAAAAGAAGAACAAGCTAAATTTGCTGAAATGGAAAATAACCGTATAGCAGCACAACGGAATCCGGTTACTGGTGGAGGAAAAAAAAGAAGAAAAACAAAAAAAAAGAAAAAATCAAAAAAAAGAAAAACTAAAAGAAAATATAAAACAGGTAAAAGAAATTAATTATTATTTTAATATATAAATGAATAAAATCATTTATATATTTTTATTTGGATGCTTCGTTTCACGTATTTTAATAGCAATTCTTGCTAAAATTATAAATGTTAACTATCTTCCTATTATGGCTATATTTACATCTATTATATCTCTCAGTTTTCTTAGAGGATTCATAGTTAATTCTCCAAAAACAGGATTTTTTGGAAGTAAAGCCTGGTGGCAAAATTACAGAATCCTTCATTCCTTTAACTTTGGATTATTCTCTCTTTTAGCATTTTATAAAAATCCAAATTCTTGGATTGTATTATTTATTGATGCCTGGCTTGGACTTATTTTTTTCATTAATAAATATTTTTTATAAATTATAAATTGATTATTATAATTATAATTTATATACATTTAAAAATGGTTGAAAAACCTAGAGTTTCATTAGCTAGACCTACTACTCAATTTGACCCTAAGCCTGAAGTATGGAATATTATTGATACACAAATTAATTATTTAGTTTATCTTCCTGAATTAATTTCCTCTAGACTTATTTCTTATCAACCTTCCGATAGTGGATTTAAATTTGAAACACTAAATACAATTTACTTTTGTAATTGGGCACCTACTCTTAGAATGGTTACTAAAGAACAATTAAATAAAGTCCGCAATAATATTTTAAAAATCTAATACTAAAAATACATTTAATCTTCTATTTCTTTTAATCTATCTTTTACATATGTTTCATTACATATTTTTTTCACTATCTTATCATCTATTCCATCTATCGGCTTTCCTAATTTTGACATCGCTTTTGCATAAAACATCTGTTTATCATCATCTTCCATAAAATCTGGATTCTCTTTTGTCCAATTTGTTAATGCCGTATAATTCTTATTTGAAGTCTTCTTTATTACCTGTTTTATCTTCTCTTTTGATTTATCTTTCTCCCAAGTATCATTATCTTTTATATATAAAGTCTCTCGTTTTGTATCAGTGCAATGAACTGGTCTCTCATATAAACTTAATTTACTCATATTTTCCATTATTACATTACTTATTCCTTTCTCTAAACCATTCGTTTTTGTGAAATCTAATTGCTCTAATGAAACTTCTATTGATTTTATAAAATCACTCATATTTATTGCATCTTTACATTGTTCATTTAAAAATACATTTATACTAAACTGATTATTTGTTGTATTATGACTATTATTTGTATTATTATTTCCAATTTGTGGCACCAATTCTTTTATTGTATTTGTTAATTCTTGAATTTGATTTCGTTGCTCTTTATTTTCATTTATAATGTCTAAAACTAATTCTTGAGATATTATTGGTTTTGTATTATTATCAATAATTTCTACACATTTTTCTTCATAAGTGCATTTCTTTTTATGCACCGACAAACCTTGTTTATATTTATATTCTTTTCCGCATTTACAAACAAATTTTTTATTTTCATTTAATTCGTTTTCTGTTATTTCGTTTTTAATAAAGTCATCATTTATTCGTTTTTTATGTTTATAGGTTAATAAATGTCTTTCAAAATCTGTTTTTTTAAACGTTGTAAAGTCACAAATTTCACAACAATAATTTTTTTTCGTTATTTCGTTTTTTGTAGTCATTATATATATGATAAGTTAAAAAACTCTCTAAATTCTTTTTATTTTTTATATAAAATATTAATTTCATTAAGTGTAACTTGTAAGGTTGTTAATATATTTTCTATGTTTTCTATTTTTTCAGTATTACATTTTTGTTTTTGTATTATATATTGGATTTTTTCTTCCAATTCTAACTCAGGCATATCTTTATTATTAATAATTTCTACACATTTATCATTATATTTACAAATAGTTTTATGTTTACACAAACTGGATTGATGTTTATAAGATTTTCCACAATTACATTTAAAATTTTTATCTTTTATGGGATTTTTTATAAAGTCTAAATTAGTATTAATTAGTCTATTATGTTTTTCGGTAAATAAATGTTTATTATAATCTTTTTTATTATGAGTGCAGTAATTACATGTTTCACATACAAATTTTTTTTGATTAATTATATTTATTTTATTTTCTTGTAATTTAGATTTTTCAGGGTTTTTTATTTTATCTTCCTCATCTTTAATACAAAATGCTATTGCTGTATTTAAACCACCATTATATTTATCTATATAATTTTGTTCTACTTTTCTTGCTTGTTCAAAATTATTACATTCAACATCATCAATTATCACTATTTTCCAATTATCCCATCCACCATGTTCTCTTATAAAAGTATATAATTTAGAATTACAATTATTACAACTTGTTTTATGTGCTGACTTTCTATTAACAAAATTTGTTGTATGTCCTATATATAATTCTTTGATATTGGGGTCTCTACAAAAAATTTTATAAATAATAGTATTAGAATAATCAATCTTCTTTTTAGGCATTATACACTCTTATACACTCTTATACACTCTTATACACTCGTATATTTAAATCAATTTTTATAAAATTATTTTTTCGTTTTCAGTCATTATTATTCGTTTTTTAGTCATCAAAAGTCATCAAAACACGGATGACCGAAAATAACGAAAAAACGCCAAAAAAATTATGGTAAGGACTTTTTCACAATATTTTTTTTGATTTTCACACCTTAAAGGTTAAAATCACTTTTCAAAATGCAAGTTTTTTGAAATTCCGTAAAGGCAAAATTAAAACTATATATAGACATTTTTTTTTGTCCAAAACCTAAAAAAAATTTGACTTTTGGAATTTTGAAAAATTTTGCACTTTGAATTTCAAAAATATTTTTGTGACCTTAATGCTCTAAAATCAAAAAATCGTGTTTTTTGGGTTTCTTTAAGTTCAAAAATAAATATATTAATATATAATAATATTTAAATTGATATAAATAAAAGTTAAACAGTTAATGTAGAATAATATGAGAAAATATTTCCCAGCATTAATGAAGTATAAAAATTATATATTTTGTGATAATGCAGGCGGTTCTCAAGTTCCAAAACAAGTATATAATGCATTTACAGAATTCTTAACAAATAATTATGTGCAGCCATATGGTAATAATATTTTATCACAAAAAATAACAAAATCTTTAGAAGAAATTCATTATATTACAAACACAATTTTAAATAATCAAAAAGGACAAATAGCATATGGTTCATCTTGTAGCCAATTAGTTTACAATTTAGCACATGCTATGGGAGATGAATTAATTGCTGAAAAAAATAATGAAATAATTTTAACAGATTTCAGTCATGAAGCGTGTGTTTCTCCATTTGAAAGATTAGCAATTAAAAATGATTTAAAAGTTCATTGGTGGAGTTTGAAAAACTCAAAATCCAATAAGTATGAGATAAATTCAAAGGATTTACTATCAAAAGTAAATGAAAATACAAAATTAGTAGTATTACCACACGTAAGTAATATTTTAGGTAATGTAATTGATGTAAAAGAATTAACAAAATCTATAAAAGAAATAAATAATGATACAAAAGTATTAGTTGATGGAGTAGCATATTTACCACATGGAATGAAGAATTAAAAATAAAAAAAACGTTATTTGTTACTAGCTATACCATAAATATATAAAATAAGAAATAATTCTTTATTTTATAAAGCGAAACACTTCATAAGAGAAGACCATAAAATAATATTCACTTTTTTTATTATATTTTTTACTTTTATTTTATTTATAATATAAATAAAAAATTGAAATACTTTTATAGATTATATAATATTTACTAAATTGAATATTATGGATTACTTTAAAATGATTAATGGAAAACATGGTGGGAAATATTTCTTTGAAATTAAACAACAAGATCCAACATATTTTATATTTTTAGCATCTCAGGTATTTATAGATTTAAAAAATGATTATATTCAGTATATTCAGTATTGTTATAATAATATTGATAATTATATTTTCAGCATTGGTAAATATAAAGGAATGTCATTTAATGAAGTAAGAAAAAATTACCCATCATATTTTATATTTCTATCAAAATTAGATTCATCAAAGATAAAAAATGAATATAAAATTTTTATAAAATATTGTATTTATTATCTTACAAAAGATTAAATACGATAACCATTAATATGAAATTTTGAAAAACAAGAATTAGCAGAATGGTTAGTTCTCCCACATTTATAACAACCATTGTTACTAGAATGATTATATTTTTTTTTACAGTAATTATTTTCATGATATTTAGCTCCTCTTTCTGTGTCAAATTGTTTATTACAATAAGAACATTCCCAAATTTCAATATATTCTTCTTCTTCACTATCACTATCAGAAATAATATCACCATGAATATTTTTTGTAGCATAACAATTATTCGCAAAATGACCTTCTCTATGACATCTAAAACATCTTTCTTGTTCAATTAATAATTTTTCTAACTTATCAGTTAATTCATTTGATATATTATCATAATCATTATCACAATTATTAGCAAAATGGTTATTGCTGCCACAGATATAACATTTATCTGAAGCACTAGCAAGTTCTTTTTTTAATAATTTAATTTCTTGTTCATCTAATTTAATTTTAGTATAAGAACCACCCCTAACATTATTTATACCTTTTAATGACATATATTGTTTTGTATATTTATCTTCATCAAAATCATCACAATTTGGTATAATTTTTATAACCTGTATTGGATTGTATTTTTTTGTCCATTCAGAACCAGAATAATTAAAATGTGATTCTAACCGAAATTTTGGATTATTAGTTTTACCAATATAATACTTTTCTTCTTTTAATTTTAGAATATATACAAATACCATAATAATTATTATATAAATAATTAAATAATAATAAATAAATAAATCAATTTTAAAAATAAATAAATCAATTTTAAAAATAAAAAAACGTTAATTGTTACTGACCAAACCATGATTTTATAAAATAAGGAATAAATATTTATTTTATATACCTAAACACTTCATAAGAGAAGACCATAAAGTAATTTTCTCTCTTTTTTCCAATAAATTTTGTTTTTCTATTTTCTTTTTTCTTACATTAATGAAAAAGTTATATATTCCAAGACCTAATCTATATCTTTTTTTTTCTCTCTTCTCAAAATATACAACAATAGGAGAGAAATTAATGTTTTCTAATTCTTTAACAAATTTCTCATCACTATAACTAACAAATGGAGTGTTTATATTCCAATCAACATGTGAAATGAATAGTTTTGTTGGCATTTTAAATAATAAATTAATAATAAATTATTTAAAAAGTAAAAGCATTTCAATTTTATTCTAAACTTTTTTCCAAGAGCAAACCTTATTTTTATTTGGTTTTGATATATACATTAAACCATCATTCCCTTTCTTTCTTTTATTACAATAATCGTTAGCTGGATATGGAGGAGATTTTCTATTTCTATATTTTTTTAATGTTAATTTCTTTCCAGATTTTTCTTTCTTTTTAGATTTCTTTCCAGAAATCTTTTCTATCATCTTTAACATCTTCTCTCTTTCTGTTTTAGTTAATTTTAAAGGGTTTGTTTCAGTTTTTACACCTTTGGACATTTAAAACGCCGATTAAGTAATAATCTCTGAGACCTTTCTGTTTATAAATTCTTCACTGCCTAAAACTTTTATTTGTAATTCCTGAAACACATTATTCATATAATCCTTCCAATCAATTTGTCTACAATAAGGGCATTTAAAATACGTATATAGGCTCGGAACAAATTATACACTCACAATTAGGCGTATGACAAGTGTGTGTAGTATTGTGTTTAGGTGTAATCAGAAAATTTCTAATTTTAATAATTTCATTAAAATTTTTATTTCTCATCTCGTTGAGTAATTCGACAAATTCTTCTTGTGAAGGTTTCAAAAACTTTTCATAACATATAGCACATTTCATTTATATTATTTAAATATATATTATATAACTTTTATATAATTTAAACATATTATAATCGGCGTTTTAAATGTCCAAAGGTGTAAAAGGAGGTTATTGGGAATACACAGAAGAGGGTAAATTTTGGAGGTCACCGGGGACATATAGATATGCACCAGCAAATACATTTCATCGGGTAGAATTAGATAAAGATATTCCATATTGTTGGACATTATTCATTCCAAGTGTAAGTACGAGAGATTGGGGATTTAAAACGGTGCGAGGATGGATACAACATGAAGAATATTTTAAAATGAAAAAAAAAGAAAAAACAGTTTAAATAAAGTGTATATTAATTTTTTTTTGTATTAAAATTAATTTAATAAATATTTTAATGGGATTAAATCAAAGTATCCATAAATTAAATTTTGAAGGAATGCAAAATATTATAAATAATAATAATAGTAGAGGAAAATTTCTAATAATAAATACGTTGGATGCAAACAATCAACATTGTTTGATAAAAAATACATTATCACCATCGAGAGAAATAGAAGAAATAACAAGATTTTTAAGAGAAGATAAAAATATAAATATAGTGATTTATGGAGAGAATAGTATAGATAGTAAAGTAGTAGAAAAATATAATCAATTATATAAATTAGGATTTGCGAATTTATATGTGTATATTGGAGGATTATTTGAATGGTTATTACTGCAGGATATTTATGGAGATGATGAGTTTCCAACAACCTCAAAAATAGTTGATATATTGAAATATAAAGGAAAATCAATAATTTAATATAAACTATATATAATGTTGCGCTATGTATCTGGTAATAAAATGTGGCATGCATTAAAATATGGTAAATTTTTACTGGGTAATAATAAGCAACCGATAATCAATTATATATCAGAAAATGCAAATGAAGATAATAAATTAAAAGTTTATAATGAATATTCGAATTTACTAGAAAATATAAATAGTGAGTATTTAGTAGCATTAAAATTATCATCATTTAATTTTGATAAAGTATTAATAAGAAGATTGGTAAATAATTATAAAAGTAAAGATATATCATTAATTATAGATGCAGAAGATAATAAAAATATAAATAATTATAGAAAATTAACAAATAGTTTAATGATGGCTATGAATGATGATAATTATAGTATAATAAAGACATATCAAATGTATAGAAAGGATAGTTTAGAGGAATTGAGAGATGATATGGAAATGATGAAAAATCATGGAAAATTTTTTGCACCAAAATTAGTGCGTGGAGCATATTGGAATAGTGAATATAAAGAAGGTCATTTATTTACAAATAAAGAAGAAACGGATCAAAACTATTTTGAAGGTATGTTACAATGTTACAATAAAAGAAATCAATATAATTTATTAGCAACACATAATTTAGAGTCTATTGATTGTGCTATAAAAATGAATAGAAGACATAATATTTTTAAAGTAGCTCATTTAATGGGTATGAATGAGAGAAATATGAGAAAATATGAAGGTAGAATAAAAATAGGAACGTATGTTCCTTATGGACCTTATAGAGAAATGATACCTTATTTAGGTAGAAGATTATATGAAAATATAGATAGTATAAAATATATATTAAAATAATAACATATATATAAGATATAATGGAGCTAAATTATATCTTATTAGATTTAGAAATAGTAAAACAAATAAAAGAAGATGATAAATTAGGTTTAATAATTTTACCGGGTGAAAAAAAATTATTTGTTGATTCTAGTAGCAGATTATCTTCTATAACAAGATGGTATAATGGCCATAATAGAGAAGATACAATAACCTATTTAGAAGAATTAACTGAAAAAATTGAAAAATTTAGTAATTTTGTAAAAAATGGAAATCATAATAATTTAGGAAATGTATTAAAAAAAGCAATAAATGAAGCATTAGTTGGAATAGAAAATTTAAAAAAAACTTACAATTCAGATTCTATTACTGTTGCAAAATTAGTATTAATTGTAAATAAATTAACAGATGTAACATTAAAATTAGAAAATATGGAAAGCTTAACAAATGATATTTTTACTAGAGAACTGGAAACCAATGAATAATATAATTTTATATTTTTTATAAATTATATTATTTTTTTTGTTTTTTTTTGTGTGTTTGTCTGCGTGGTTTTTTTTTACGACGCTTACTCCCACCAGTTCTTTTTGCATTATCTAAGCGTTCTTTTGATATCTCTTCATCAGAATCAGATCTAGAAGCTCGTGGTAATTCATCTAGTCTTTTCATAATTTCTGCTTGTTTTTCTTCTTCAGTTTTAGCTCTGTCTGATTTACCTTTCCTCGTACTTGGTGTAACATCTTCTTTAGCTTTTGCTAATCTTTCACCACTAGCAGCAAGGAAAGCATCGATATCTAAATCATCTGAACTTGAACTTTCAGAAGGACTTGAAGGAGGAGAAGGGTTAGGAGTTCGTTTTAAACGTTCAAGACGTTGAGATGTATCAGATAAACTTCTTGAAAGACTTTTTTTAGAAGGAGGTACTCCAATCCCAGCACCACTGTCGCCTTCGTATTCGCCTACTCCTCCTTCAACTGGTAATGGTGCACGTGGTAGATCTCGCTGGACTGCAGTCATACGAGGGCCCTCTTGGCCCATTGCAAGACGTAAAGTCCTGGGACTTAAAGGTTTCTCTGATGTGGGTTTTGAGGGTAATACTTGTACTGTTTTTGTTGAATTACCGTAAAAGTTTGGTCCTCTACTTTCCATAGATTTTTTTTTTTCAAATTGTTTATCTCTTTGGCTACTAGTAAGTGGACGTGGTGATGCAGAAGACAGAGATGGAGGTTGAGTTGTAGAAAGTGGTAGCTTGCCACGTTGCTTTTCGGAGAGTGCCATCGGCGGAGCGGGGAGCACGAGCTGAGGCGGTGCCTGCTGCTCTGGCGCCGGGAATTTGGGCCCGCTCTTCGTAGCAAGAGGCAAGGATGGAGGAGTTTTAGGTGACCTTGGTTGTGGTGGTATACTATTACTATCGTCATCATTATCATCATCACTATCGTCAGCTTCAAATACATCCATAAGAGCCTGAGCTTTAGTTTGTTTTTTTTTTGTTTTTCCAATAATTTTATCTGTTGCTTTTGAGAAATTAGAACCAAGTGTTTGCATTGCAGATTTAGGTGCTAATTCTTTAGAAGTTAGTCTTAATCGTTCTATTTCTTCTTCAGTTGATTCTGGTCTTGTTAAAGAATTAAATACAAGACTACAAGTCAAGATTGCCCTGAATATAACAGATGAACCAAATACAATTTCTGATAATCTAATAGGAGACTTATTAAAAAAACAATAAGTTCTAAATAAATCTAATAAATTGTTTTTTACTTTTAATAAATCAAAACATGTCTTTCTTAAACATAAAGAATAATTTAAATAACCTTTTGTATCAAACATATATTGTGAAGCCTTTTCAATTAAAGAACTTGATAGATTATGACAGGCTAAACAGTGTCTCATTATAAAAATGTTTATAATTGGACAATCATCTTCACTAGCAATTTCTTGTTTTGTAATATTAGTTTCTATAGGTTCATTTACATCTGTTTGCTGACGTTCAGGGTCAATATTATATTGATATCTGCGTCTTCTAATAGTAATATTAAGAAATAATTTATTTTTTGTATCATATTGAATATGTATAATATCTAAGTTATCAAATGCAATATTAGAATTATGTTGATGAATATCAGTGTATAAATCAGGTGCGCCAAAATTTTCTCCATTATATTGTTGTTCCATTTTTAATAATTCCATCATTAAATTAGTCATAAATCCTGAATGACTAACAATAAAAATACCTTTTTTGCGTGAATTTTGTTGTATATATCTTTTTAAAAATATAATAAATTCGTTGGCACTAGTAGGGTCTGAAATGACAGAACCATTTTGTTGTCTTACATTAGTTTTATTAAAACTAAAATTTGGACCAAAAGCAGTTTCAAAAGCATTCATAGATACAGGATCTAGAAGAGGTTTATTAACTAAATCAACTTTATCTGCAAATTCTTCTGATACAAATTTTCTTTGTTTAATTTCTTCATTACAATATGGAAATAATACTAAATTCATAGGTTGAGTTATTTGAAAATAAGGATATTTTAATAATTTATCAAGTAATGTATCTTGATCTTTAACTCCATCACAAGATATTTTCATATCTTCTATAATACTAGGGTCATTAGTACTAAATGATTTCATATCTGGTCTAGCAAAAGTAGTACCTGAAATTTGAATAGGATCTTTATCTCTTCCACCAATAAATTTTTTTTTATGTTTTTTAGATTTATATTTTTTAGTTAGTTTCATTAATATATATATAGATAAAATCTAATAACTAAATTAAAATAAATATGAAATAAAATTTATGGGAAATTAATAATATTTAGATAATAGTATATGTTTTTCTTGAAACACATTTTATGCGTTCTCTTAAGTTTAAATCATATTAACACTTGTGTGGGATTTAATATGGCGTTTAATAGACGAACAATATTAAGAAGTGGTTTATTAGCATCAAGTAGTTTAAATTTATCAAATGATATAAAATTAGAAGAGGAAGAAAGTGAAGGAAAAATAGGAAGAACAAAAAATAGTATTTATTTAACTGGAGCATTAACTGAGCAAACCTGTTGGGGATTAACTGAATCATTATTAGGTTATAAAAGTCAATTGTTACATAATGATAATAGATTTAATAATATAAATTTATATATTCAAAGTCCAGGAGGTGCATTATTACCAACTTTAGCAGTAGTAGATGAAATAAGAACATTAGAAATTCCAGTTCATACATATATAAGAGGTTATGCAGCATCAGCAGCGACATTATTATCAGTAATGGGTACAAAAAGATATATGTATAATCATTCATTAATGATGATACATGGAGTAAAATTGAATGGTTCTGAGGCAAATTCTTTAACAGATGTAAAAGATTTGAATGATAATGTAAATTTATTTATGGAAACAATAAAAAATATATATTTGGAAAATAGTAATATAACAGAGGAACAATTAGAGAAATTTTTTTTAAGAGATAAATGGATATCAGCAAATGAAGCATTAAGTTATGGTTTAATAGATGAAATAATTTAAATACAAAATAAACAAATTGCAATTGAACCATAAACTAATGAAACAGGTATAAAAAGTGCAAGAAAATCTTTAAAAAATTGTGGAAGTTTAAATTTTCGTTTTCTAGGTTTTTTTTTATCATTTAATAATTCACTTAAATCATCTAATTTAATATCTTTAAAGGGGTCCATAATTTAAATTATTATGAAATCTTTAAACCATTACCATAAAATAATTTTTTGATTATTATTTGTTAATAAATTATTAATTTTGGAAAATGGTTTAGATTGAAAGAAAGGTGGAAATGTTTTATAATTTTTAAATACAGATAAAGGAGATGGATGAGATGAAACAATAAGATGATGTTTATTGGTATGAATAGATTTGAGTTTTTCATGAGCAAATGCTCCCCAAGCGACAAATATAATAGGGTTAGGTGATTTATTTAATTCTTTTATAATTAGGTTAGTAAATTGAGTCCATAATTTCATTTGAGAGGAAGGTTTACCTTGAACGACACTAAGAGAAGAATTTAAAAGAAGAATACCTTGTTTAGCCCAAGATTCAAGAGTATAATCTGTTAAATCTATTCCAGTATCAGATTTTAATTCAGCACCAATATTTTTAAGAGAAGGTGGAGGTTTGGAATTAGTTCCAAAGCAAAGTCCGGTGGCTTGATTGGGTCCATGATATGGATCTTGACCTAAAATAACAACTTTTGTTTCATAAATCTCAAAATATTGAAAACATTTGAATATGTCTTCTTGTTTAGGAAATATTGAAATATCAGATTCTGCGTATTCTAATTTTAGGGATATTATTTTGTTTAAAATTTCAGAAATATTAGATTTTTCAAAAATAGGAATCCAAGATTCTTTAATGAAATCCATTGTTAACTATAAATAATAAAAATTTAATTAATCAATTAATTAAATTTTTAAAATATTTATTTATATATATAAAATGGTTGAGCACGAGGAAGTTGTTGAAGAAAAAGTTGAAGAAGTAGAATCAAATGAATCAGGAAGTGAACTTTTAAAAGGAGGCAAAAAATCACGTAAAAGAAGCAAAAAACAGAAAGGCGGAAAAAAAAGAAAAGGAAAGAAAACTAAAAGAAGAAGAAGAAAACAGAAAGGTGGTATGGGCCATGAACTAGAACACAGCGAAGAAGAACAGCAAGAAGGTGAAGAAGAAGAAGAGCAAGAAGGTGGTAAAAAAAGAAAAGGAAAAAAAGGTAAAAAAGGAACTAAAAAAAAAGGAAAAGCGGGAAAATGGATTATGCATGTTAAGGCGTTTGCTAAATCCCACAAAATCAAATTTCCTAATGCATTAAAACATCCTGATTGTAAAAAATCATACAAAAAAATGTAAATAATATTATATTTTAAATTTAAAAAATATAATATTTGTTTCTATTTCAGTATTTGTTTTTAGAAGTAGAGATGACCGTCTTCATCAATAGTAATATTGAATTTTGGGGCAATTATATGCACATGGTTTTGAATTTCATTGTAAATAGCAGCATGATGTTGGCCGCCTATGTATTCTTCATTCCAAAGACTTCGATCCAGTGAACGAAGTACAAATTTCCAATAGCTAATTGTTTCATAATCACCTTTTCCTGAGATGACTTTTGAAGTAAATTTTAAAAGTTTAGCAGTCTCAGGAAGAATCAAATATGGTTCTTCATTAAAAGTTCTTTCTCCCCATGCTCCAGGGTTATCTAGTTCAAAGTTAAGCCACGATTTCATAGCAACTTTTTCAGCGCATTTATGCCAGTACTTTTGAATAACTCGGGCATTTTCTTCATAAATATTGTGAAGCTGGGCAAAAATCATCATACGCACTTCCATGGGAAGTTTGTCGTACGACATCTTTCAACAAGGGATTTGAGCGCAAATATAAGATATAATTTATAGTGTAAATCAATTTTTTTTTAGATTAACATAAATTTACCTTTTTTTGGTTTTACGTTTATTTTTGGGTTTTCTTTTTTTTGTTTTTCTTTTTTTATGTTTTCTTTTTTTAGTAATTTTTCTTTTTCTATGTTTACCACTACTTTCAGTTTTTACATTAAAACCTCTTGTAATAGGATAATCTATTTTTTCTTGTAATTCTTGTTTTCTTTCAATTTTTTTATCTATAATATCTTTTATTTTTTTAAGTTCTTCAGGTGTGGTTGGTGGAAAATCATCTAATTCAAATTGTAAATTTCTAATTTCGTTATCTATAATATCTATATCTTTTTGACTAGTAATAATAAATTTAGGTTTTTTTGAAATAGTTTTTTCTTGCGATATCATATTATATATAACTAAATACTTTTAATTTTTCTGGTAGAATATTTATTTTTTGAACGCTTGATTGAGAGAGTTTTAGCTTTTTTGTGAGATTTAGGTTTAGCAATAGATGTGTATTTAAGATGAGCGCATTTTTTGTAAAGCATATATTCTTGAATTAGAGATTTTTTAATTTCTTTAAGACGTAATTTAAGTTTGCTTAAATCAGCTTTATTGGTATCTTTAGATTCATTAAGTTTATATAATTCATCTTCTAATTTATTTATTTTGCTAATAAGGTCTTGTAAATTGGTGTTCATTTCATCAATTTCTTTCTTGAATTTCTCATTACATTCTTTTTTCTCTTTTCCAGATAAGTTACTACATTCATCTTTAGCATGTTTTTTGAATGATGTAAATTCAGATTTAGATTTTTTGAGTTCAGTTTTCATAGTAGAAATTTTTTGTTTTAATATAACAATTTGTTGTTGAACGGATTCATCAAGTTTTGAAAGTTCTTTCTTTAAAAATATAGCATCTCTCAAATTATCATCTACAAAGCTCATTAAAACGGGAACATTAATCATAATAGGTTGAGCGAATTGAGTAGGGTCTTTTTCTCTATTTAAGTAACTAATGTAACCAGATAATTTATTGGCTAAATTTTTAGCGCCACTTTGACTTAAAATATTTTCAGATGTCATATATTCTTTTTTGAATTCATCTTTATCAGTAGTGATTTTTTCAGATTCATTAGTCATAAAGAGATTCATTAATTTAAATAATTCAATAGGACTATTGGTAAATGGAGTAGCAGTCATAATTAATAATTTACAAGAATCATCTCCAGATTTTTTGTAACTATTCATAATTAATTTTTCCATAACATCAGTATCAGGTCTTTCGGTATGTTTGAGGTCACCTCCATATAATTTATGGCCTTCATCAATAATGATTAATGTCTTTTTAAGTAAATCAGTAGTGCCATTTCTCTCTTTCAACATATCATAAATCTTATTTTTTCCGGCTAATAAATTACTAAATTGTTTATATGACATAGGTTCAAGCCAACTTTGACTGAGTAATTTTTTGCGTTGGTTAATTTTTTCAGGTAAAACAAGTCCATTTTTAACTTCGTGTAAAATAATAGAATGACAGATTTGATCGAAAACATTTTTCCATACATCACTTTTCAATGTAGTTCTAGTAACCCATAATATACTGTAGCCGGCTTTTTCAAAAGTGGTAGAAGCAATTGATACACCAGAACAGGTTTTACCAGTACCGACAGAATGCCATAATAGAAGACCTTTATAAGGAGATTCAGGGCAAAAGTAAGTAGTAATAAATTTTTGTGTAGGATTAAGTTCAACATCAGAAGCGGATTTAGGTTTCTCTCCGGGTTTAGGTATACATTTATTTTCAACAACAAGTGGTTCCCATTTATATTCTTTAGTATTGTAATTAGATTTAATAAAATCTCTCATTCTAACAAAACTTAATTTGTTTTTTGGTATCATTGAAGAAGATGATGTGTTTTTGCCGGAATATTCAAGGATATCATATTCAGCATCTTGAATAGCTATTTCTTCAGGTGTTTGTTCTTCTGCTTCTAAATCAATGTCTTCAAGTTCTTTTTTAATGTTATTAACTTTTTTCTTTTTTTCAACAATTTCAGGAACATAAGCGTATCTGGCAGCCCATTCTTTATTAAGTTGAGCACAATAAATGTCGGCATTAAGATGTTTACTCATATAATCACAAAAGTATTGACGTTGATTAGTTTTGGGTATATCTTTTCTAGGATGACTATATTTGTAATAAACTTGTTTAAGGAAATCAGTAGCAACAGGAATATCTTTGGTATTTTTTTTGCCACATTTACCTTTACAATTAATAAGTTCGATGTTATAATATTTAGATTGTTTATTAACTTTTTTAAAAACATTTTTAGCACCGCCTTTAAGGTAGAAATCTTTTTCCATAAATTCATAATTAAGGTCATCGACATTATGTAAATTTTTAGTTAATTCATAATCAACGGCTAATGTAGGTGCGAGTTCAAATAGTTGTTTTGATAAATTATTCATGGCTTTATCAAATTCACTATAAAGCATGGTTGCGTCATTAAATTTTTCAACATCTTTAAATATTAGTACATCAGAATCAGTTTCGCCTTGTTTAGGTTTGGATATATTATTGGTTATAAAATTGCCAGAACTAATAGAATCTTGTGTGACGGTTGGAACAGTTAAGTAATAATTGTATACATATAAAGGCCAACCAATACCAGGTTGAAAGTCGAGTCCTTTTTGGCCGCAAGTTCTAGTAGCGCGACCGACAGTTTGTTTAAGGTCGGCAATAGTCATAGATGGTTCAAAAATGTGGACGTATTTGACGTCAAATAAGTCGATTCCTTCTTTAAAGCCGCTATCAAATATAATAAATCTTAATTTTTGTCCGTGTATATTAGATGGTCTCTCGTTAAATAATTTGAGTAGTTCTTTTTTAATTTTTTCATTAAAGGTGGCGCCATAAATAGAATTAGAAGATAATAGTCCAAAGTTTTTTTCACTGCTAGGAGCATCAATATATAATTTGAGTCTTTGTTGTTTAGGAACTTTTCGTGCTTTAACAACATTATTGAAGCCGTTAGCGGCAAAAACAGATGATAATATTTTAGCACCATATCCGCCTTCTTTAACATCAGAGAATATGAAATGTTTAAATTTTTTGCCATGATTTTTTTGGTCAAGTTCATCTAATTTTTTAATATTATTTAATAATTGGACTATTTTAGGAGATGCATCTACCATATCTTTATTGAGTTGTGCTGGATTAAAGATGGCTTTATCAAATTTGTGATTCATATTAATTTTTCCAAAATTGGCTGTTTTACGCATACAATTAAATATTTTGGTTCTATTTTTCTTAGTAACCTTGAGAGGTGTAAATGAAGTTTTATCTTCACCGGGATAACAATATTTTTCATCTTGGTAACATTCTAATATTTTATTAAATTCACTAGGGGGAATAGTTCCACCTTTATCGGGGTGATTTTTTAACATAAATTTCCTAGCGTCAGACCTATTATTTAAATTATATTTACACATAATAGTGTGGCAAGAAACCATAATATTATATATATCTAAATATTTAAAAATTGATTTTAATTAAAGATATAATAAAGTTAGTAAATTGATGATTAAAAATTTTGAAAAACCGGTTCGGTGTCAATGTAGAAATATATCAAATAATAAAATATGTTTAAAAAAATGTAGAACATTATATATGGTAGAAAAAAAATTATATTGTAATAATCACTGTCAGTACTATAGAAATGTTTTTGCGGCAAAGATTCAATCATTATGGAGAGGATTTAAACAGCGAAGAATGATGAATGTAATATATAAAAGGTTGCCAGAAGAGTTGCAAATAAAGATATTATATTTTGTAAAAAGAGATACATATCAAAGAAGATATATAAATAAAATAAGAAACATAATAGAATTAAAAGTAGGAAATATATATTATGATGCAATGAATAATTATCATGATAGAAAATTAAGTTATTTTGTAATAAATAATGAAAAAGAGGTGTTAGAAGTAAGTCGTTTGTATAATAAATATTATAAAATTTTAAGTGAAGAATATAGATTTTTGATGATAAAAATAATGAAAAATTTGTTTAGAATAGTGAATTCAACAGAGAATTTAATTGCTATTGGGGCGCCACAACAAGGGTATAATAAATTAAAAAATGTGTATGTCTAAATGGAATGGTTAATTAGACCAAATTGTGAAAGGTCGGTAAGTTCTTTAATTTGATGACATAAAATTGAAAACCTTTTCCATAAGATTGTCATAATATTTGTTTTCAATAAATATACTAGTATTAGTTTCTTCATTTCCATCAATAACTAATACATTACCTTTTTCAACATTATCAAATGAATAAAGCCAAATATCATGGAAATAATGACATTTTTGAAGATAAGATAATGGAATAGATTCTCCTGTTCTGGCACGTTTTTTAACTCTATTATCACTAATTTGGGGAGTGGTTCTAATATAAACAATTTTCATTTTGTTAATACAATCAGAGAATTCATCAAACCATTTATTATAGATTTGATATTCAATTTCATTAATTTTATGGTCTTTGTATAACATTTTAGCGAAAACGTTTCGGTCAGTTAAGATAGATCTTTCAGTAAATATAATATCATAATCTTTGGAAAGTGCATCTTTAAATAATGAGAGACGACTGATATATGCCATCATTTGAAATGCGAAGCCATATTTTTCATTATCACCATAAAATTTTTCTATAACATTTTTTCCATCGTTTGAGTCAACGATAGATTCCCAAATATGAACGGGTTCTTCAAGAAAACAGATTTTATAGTGATGAGTTTTAAGATTACAAAATTTTTCAAAATTTTTCTGAAAATATTTTACGATAGATGACTTGCCAGAACCAATATTACCATCAAATGATATGATGATTGGTTGTTTAGTTTGTGCCATTTTTATATAGTTAAATATAAAATTGCAAAAAAATCAATTTAAAAATAAATAAAATAAATAATTAAATGAAAATAAATTCACGTACATTTAAATTCAATTGCTTTACGAATTATAATCTAGCATTTTTTTTATAAATATTTACAATGTAAATATATATAATTTATATGCAATAAATACTTGTTTATCATGGATAATATTAATAACATTTAATTCATCTATATTATTAGATAATACAAGTTTTGAAAGAATAAGAATAAAGAATGGATATAGTTATTTAGAATTTCATGTAGGTAATTTTGTATTGCATACATTACCATGTATTTATATGTATTATTATCCAGCAGTAATAATAGAATACAAACATACACTAGCAGCAATAATGTTAAAATTATTGTGGTGTTATATTGTAACAAAAGGAACTATGGATTTAGGTGATGTATATATAAAATATGATTGGAAAATTTATAATAGATTATATTTAATTTCAATAGCAACAGGATTAAGTATTCCGTTAGTTTATAATAATTATAAAAATTTAATTTATAATTAAAAAAAATTGATTTAAAGATAAATTATATTATATAATGATATAGCGGGATGGCGCAGAGGCTAGCGTGCCGGGCTCATAACCCGGAGGTCAGAGGTTCGATCCCTCTTCCCGCTATTATTTTTGAGTGCTGATGCCCGAGTGGTCTAAGGGGTACGACTCAAGTTCGTATGACTGCGGTCGCGTGGGTTCGAATCCCACTCAGCACAAATCTAGATTTTTTTTATTTAGATTTGGGTTTATTTTTTACAGTCCAGGTTCTTTTTTTACCTTTAATAGTTACAGTACCATTTTTTTTTAATTTTCTTTTATTGTGTAATTTAGTAAATTCACTGTATAATTTTTCTAATTCTTTCTTTTTTTTAGAAGAGTATTTTCTGGTTCCATATTTTTCGGTATTTTCAAGTCCAGGAGATGCACTATAAATGCTGAATTTTTTTCTACTACGTCTCATTAATATTTATAAATATTTTAATATAAATATATTTGTTTATTTATATTAAAATGATAGGTTCACATCTATTATACAAATTAACAAAAAATTCAGAATATCATTGTGATTATAATTTTACAATTTATTTTCATCTTCCTTTTGTTTGGAATTTGCACGAAGATATAAATGTATTAAATATTCCTGATATAATTACATAATTATGTATGTTTTCTGGTTTTTTTAATTCTTGATTTTGGTTTTCTTTTTTTGGGTTTTTTTTTACCAGTTGCTTTTGTTCTTTTTGGTGGAGGACTTTTTGGTGGACTTCTACTTTTTTTTGGATTTGGACGTGGTGTAGCTGATCCAACTCTATCATCATCATATACTTTTTCATATGAAAGTAAATCTATTTCTTGAGGATGTTGAGGATCCATTATATATATTTAAATATAAATTTATTTTTTGCCTTTTCTTGCTGTTTTTTTGTGTTTTCTTTTTTTTCTTTTTTTTCTTTTTGTTTTACCCCTTGCTCCTTCTTCTTCATGATATTGCAAGATAGGTCCTGTAGTAGAACGATCTATTCCTAATTTCTCTAAATCTATTAAATCAAACATTTTACCCATATGAAAATACAATTTTTGTTTATCTTCTGAAGATAATTTATCCACATCTTTCATTGCTTGACTTAAGCTTATAGTTTTTGGTTCGGTATTTGGATAAATAACTGGTTTACCAGTGATTACACTAAATTCTGGATTTTTAAGGTTTCTAGGCATTATATATTTAAATATTAAAAATTTTGATTAGTAGTTAGAGGATTTAGAGAAATTACAAAGATTTTAATTTAAATTGATTTAAAAATTTAAATTAAATAATAGATAATATAATGTCTATAATTGAAGTTCTTCCTAATTATGAACCAAAAATAAATGAAACTAATACAGAAAAGATTGATTTAAATATTAGAGATTTACAAAATAAATTTCCTATTGGTTGTATTTGTTGTGGAACAACATTTTATCCAAAAAGATATTCAGGTATGATTGCAAGTCATTTTAATACAGCAAAACACAAGAAAAAATGTCTTTATCCAGCAAATAAATTATATAAAGAAGAATTTGGTTCTTCAAATAATTTAAATGAAGCATTTGATAATAAATGTAAAGAGTTGAGAGAAATAAAAAAATTGAATTATGAATATAAAGAAGAATTAGATAATATGAGAAAAAAATGTGAAATTTTAGAGAAATTAAATATAGAATTGCAAAATAAGATAATGAAACAACCAGGAAAAGTAATTTGTGGAGATTTAATTGATTTGATTTAATAGTTAGAGGATTTAGAGAGATTATCTTTAGCCCATAATAGTTGTAAATTGGTATAATGGAAGCATTTGCGTTGTTCGTCTTCAATTAGGAGATTATGTTATATCTTTATATTATTCAATATCATATATAGCATTAAGTATATCAGTTATTTCTTTAATATTATTTTTTATTTCTTTAATATCATTTTTAATTTCCATAATATCTGTATAATCAATATTTTCAATATTATTATCTATTTTATCTATTTTATTATAGGGGCAATTTTCTAATCCAATTGCTAAATTTGCTAATTTATCTGCATTATAGTTGCCAATTGAATGAATATCATTATTATTTGTATGTGCTGAAATATGCATAAAATTAACATTTTTAAAATCTTTATATAGTTCATAAATTTCTTTTACTAAGTTTTTATTTGTAATTTCTATATTTTTTTTATTCATATAATTATTATTATAGCATTTTTCACCATAATATGTTGCACAACTTATAGCATATTCAGAATCAGATACAATTGTTATATTTTTATTATTCATAATATCTTTTTCAATAATGGAATAAGTTTTTATAATAGCAATTAATTCTGCACAATTATTAGTTTGTTTACCTTTTATTTTTTCTGATACATTACGATAATCATCTATCCCAAAAAATATACCAATACCTGCTAAACTATTAGATTTACCATTATTAGAACAAGCACCATCTGTATATACAAAATAATCTACATCATTATTAGATTTAATTTTAGTATTATTAATCGATGAAATAAAATTTTCTGCATCTTGTTTTGTATCAAATTTTTTATACACTGCTCCTTTAAATCCTTTTACAGAATTATTGCATTCATTCCAATTTAAAAATACACCAGTATCATAACCTTTAGCAACTGCATAAAATGGCATTTATAACTTAAATAATATAATAATTTCTATATCAATTTTTTATTAATAGTTAGAGGATTTGGAGAGATTATCTTTAGCCCATAATGGTTGTAAATTGGTATAATGGAAGCATTTGCGTTGTTCGTCTTCAATTAGGAGATTGAATTTGGGCTTTTTCTTAATTAATAATTGGTGTATTATTGTTATTTAATTCATCAATTTCTTCTTCTGTTAAAATACTTGTTCGTTTCTGTTTATGTGCTTTAACCCAAATAGGTTGAAGATTTTTATAATTCCAGCATTTTTTTATTTCTTCTTCGTCATTAAAATCAAACTCACATTGTGGAATTTTATGATCCAGTTGCCAGCAGTTCTCTCCACTTCCACGATTTTCCCAAGTCATACCATCTAAAAATTTACCTTCAATATAAGCGTGAAGATATGTAAAGGTGCAACCTAAATATTCAGTCATTTTTGTTTTATATTCTCTTTTTCTAGGCCAAATTGATAATCCTTTATACATTGAAGTTTGAATCTCTTTTTGTTTTTTAAATGCAGGGTCATTTTTTTTCTTTTTTTCTTGATATTCTGTATTTTGTTTAATAATTGCTTCTTTATTATTATTATAATCTTCTATTCTTTGCTTACCAGCACACTCTTTACATTCAGCCCTAATAGTTCCCTTAGATTTATGTAAATAGAAATCTTTTACTAATTTTTCTTTTTTACATACACTACAAGTTTTAGGGTCATTTTCATTAATTACAATTTCTTCTTTTTCAACTTCTTCCTTGTGATTAAAATAATATTGTTGATTTTTTCTACTTTGTTCAGATTTTTGTTCGTCTGTAAATTTCTTTCGTCTTTCTCTTTCTCTCTCGTTTTTACATTCTTTGCATTCATATTTACCTTTTAAAATAGTTTTAAATTCTCCACATTTATTACAAGTTCCTTCTCGTTCAGGTAAATCAGGTTTAGATTCTTGTTTCTTTTTATTATAACAAGGTTTACATAACTTTCGTTTAGGAACTTTGTTTTCACTATTAAGTTCAATTTTACATTCTGTGCAAGACATATTAATAATAAAATTAATATGACTTAATATTCATTAATCAATTTTTTTTTATTTTTTTTTATTTAATTTTTACCACCTCTTAGTCGCAAAACTAAATGAAGTGTGCTTTCCTTCTGAATATTGTAATCAGAAAGAGTTCTTCCATCCTCTAATTGTTTACCAGCAAATATGAGGCGCTGCTGGTCTGGCGGTATCCCTTCCTTATCCTGAACTTTGGCTTTAATATTCTCAATAGAGTCATTAGGTTCAACTTCGAGAGTGATAGTTTTTCCAGTCAAGGTTTTGACGAAGATCTGCATATTATTATATATCTAAAGATTATTTTTTTAAATATTTTTAAAATATTATTTAAGCAATTATGTAATAATATATATAATGATAATAGCAAATATTACTAAATTTGAAGATTATGAGGAAATTTATTCACCAATGATAGTTTTATTAGTATCCGCAATTTTATTTTGTTGTTTTTATGGTTTAACATATAAAAAAAGAGTATTAATAAATCCTGGTAGTAACAATTCATCACCGAGTAATAGTCCAATTCACAATAATAATAGATTAGAAAAAATAGAAGAAAATACAAATGAAAATGATGATGATGAATTACCAAGTTATAGTGAGCTTTTTAATAAAAACTAATATATATAATGTATAGATTTGAAAATAATAAATTAAAAAAAATTAATGATAGAAAAAAAATATTAGAATCAAATAAAAATTACTATATATTTTCCACATGTAGATTAGCATATATAGAACATCCTGAAATTAAACATATGAAATTACTAAAAAGATTACATACTAATTATTATATGATTAATAATAATAATATAATAACACAGCCAGTTAACTATACTGTTAAATTAAGAGATGTATTAGATTCTATATTATATCTTAAGGGATTATATGAATTACCAGATTCTAATGATAATGATTATGTTTTAATTAATGATATAGAAAGTAAAATTAATTTTCATCAAATGTTTTTTTCTTTTACTGACATAACATATGTATATCCAAAAACTAGGGCCTTATTTATCAAAAAATAAACCACAACATGTAAATGATGAAAGAAAAAATACACAAAATATTTTAAAAAATGTATGCAAAATTGAAAATATTGAATATTTTGATATGACTAATGAAATTTCAAAAGATCAATCTATTTTAATTAGTAATATTAGAAGAGAGGGAGATGAAACACATTTTTCTGAAAAAGGAAAAAAAATTATAAGTAAAGTAATATATGATTTTTTTAAATAACAATAAATATATATAATGAATTATTTATATTTATTATTACCTATGTTTAGTGTATATTTTGTAGGATTATTATATCCAATAGATAAAGAAGCAGGAAAAGAAATAGCATTTAGACCACCATCTTGGGTATTTGGTGTAGTTTGGCCAGTATTATTATTATTATTAGGATATTCGTGGACATTAAGACCAAAATTAACAAATTATTATTTAATTTTAACTCTTCTTCTTTCAACTTGGTCAATATTTTATGCAAATAATAGAACATTTGCATTCTTAAATATATTATTAACAATTGGGTTTACTATTTATTTAATTTTTCATAAATTCAAAAAAAAATCATCATATTTATTAATTCCATTAGTAGCTTGGCTGTCATTTGCTAGTTATTTAAGTTATAATTCAATTTAATTAGCAGAACGCATCCTACGGGCTGAACCCTGACAAATAACTGGTGGAGGCGAAGCACCAACACTAAATGGAGGAGTAGCAGGATTAAATACTGTTGCAGCACGAGTAGGTGGTGGTGCAGATGGAGTAGACTGAGACGCCATACGTTCGGCCTGTAGAAATTCTACACGTGTTCCACTACGATGACGACCAACCATAGCAGCAGCACTGCGATAAGCGGCATCTGTTTCTTCGCGAGACTCAGAATAATTAATAGCCTGTCCAGCATTAATTCCAAGATTTCCTGCTTCGAGAATAGCATCCTGATTAGCAGCCAAGTAAATAACCTTAATATTATAAGTCTGTTCGGCAGAACGAATCATCTCCTTAATACGGGGACAAGTAAATGTCCTACTACAATTTTCCATTCCATCAGTAACAACATAAATGGTACAACAATCATATGCCTCAGGATTCATTAGCTTCTTTTCCATGAAGTAGGTAAGAGTATTTCCCATGGCGTCAAGAAGTGCGGTTTGTCCACGAGGAATAAACTGGCGAGTTTCTAGAGGCCTAACATCGGCAAGAGGAATTGAACGAATAAGCATTTCCTCTTGATTATCAAAGAGCTTAACAGAAACATTAATGGTAGAATCATCAGTTAGTTCTTGGCGTAGAACTTCAAGAGTGGAATTGAATCCACCAACAGCATCTTCAACCTTTCCGGTCATAGAACCGGAGCGATCCATAATAGCAACAACTTCCTGCTTGTTCGGCGAGTTCGTCATGTTTGAATTTATAGTAAATTAAAAAATAAATTTTTAAATCAATTTTTTTTATAATTAAAATTTTTTATAAAAATAAATATATTTAAAAAAATAAAAATATATTTATTATGGAAATGAATTACACTAATGCAGATAGTTTGACTGATAAATTGTTACCAAAAAACAATATATCAAGCGTAGATTTATCAAATAGTACATTAAATATTCAAATTACCGAATGGTATGAAGAAATAGAAGATTTATTGAAATGTTGGGGAGAGAAATGTGGAAATTTAGGATTAATGCATAGTTATGAGAGAAAATATTGGCGTGTAAAAAGTAATAGATTTTCGATGGCTAGTATTGTAATAACAGGATTATCATCATCACTTTCATTAGCATCAGCATCATCGCCATATTATCAATATGTAATGTATGTAGTAGGTGGAGTAGGATTATTTTCATCATTATTACAATCATTGAAGCAATTTTATAATGCAGATGAGAAAGCATCAGAACATAAATTATTTTGTAAACAATATTCAAACTTTTATAGAACAATAAAATTACAATTATCTTTAAAAAGAAGTGATAGAACACCTGCATCAGAATTTGTAAAATGGGCATATAAAGAATATGAAAAATTAGTAAATGAAGCACCACCATTAAAGGAAACAACAATACAAAGTTTCAAAGAAAAATTGAAAGATTTAAGTTCATATAAGCCAGATGTATGTGAAAATGAGTTAATAATTTTAATTCATGGGAGAGAATTATGAGTTTTCAATAGTTTGTAATATTTCTGTAGCAAGTTGTTGTCTAGATTTAGCGTTATAAATAGATTTAGTTTTACCATAAGAGAGAACTTTAGGACGTAAAATAAAAATATTAACATTATTGTTGTTTTTTTTGTATTCGTTAATAAGTGTTTCTTGTTGATTTTTTGCTTCATAAACACTTTTGAGATATAAATTATTCATAACTTTAATGCCTAAATTAGCATTTTGAAGTGTCTCTCCAGCACCAAATGCACTAATTAATACAATATTTTTCAAATTATTATTTTGATTAGATAATATGTTTTCAGTAATAATTGCAGAGTAATCATCAATAAAAGGTTTACCGCCTAATGTAAATATGATATTATCAAATTTATATTTGTTAAAATTTTGATAATTATCAGTTTGTAAATTATCATTTTCGATAAATTCATTTGTAGTTTTTAAATCTAAACCACCACCACGATATGGGATCATAACTTTATCATTATTTTTAGAAAGTGCTAAAATATTTTTATTATCTTGTAATCCTTGATAAACTAATTCGCTTCCTAATCCACTTTTACTTCCAACAATACATAAATTGAAAGTATATACAAATGAAAAAATATTAAGAATCATTTTAAATAGTAATATTGAACTTTTTTTTAAGTATTAATTAAATTCATAACATATTTTACTACAATAGTAAAAATTGGCTTGTTTTTTGTAGAAATTTTTTTTACACCATTAGACATTTAAAACGCCTATTACTTTTAAAATTGATTTTAATATATAATTAATAAATTTATAATATAATGACCACATTAACTAAAAAAGTTAAATCTATTAACTCAAATAATGAAGAGCAAATTTATGATAGTATTACTGAAGCTGCGAATAAAATTATTGAATTAGAAAAATATAAAAACTTTAGTATATACAACATAAAAGGTAATATATCACAAGTGTGTAATGGAAAAAGAAACTTTTGTTGTGATAGAAAGTGGGTTTTTATAGAAAATGAATGTGAAGATGATAAATTTATTTATAAAGAAGAAGAGTGGAAACAATTTCGTAATACAAATATTTATTTCTCTAAAAAATATGATTTTTATTATAATATTAATAAAAAAAGAAAAGTTTATGGTGATAATAAAAATCAAATAAAAATTTATATAGATGGAAAAAGTAAAGATTATTCTATACTTTTTATAAAAGCTTTATGGATTACATTTAATGGTGAGATAAATGAAAATCAATATGTATATTATAAAAATGAAAATAATAAAGAAAATTTTTATAATAATATTGATATTTTTCAATGTATTTGTTTAAATTGTAATAAGACTTTTACAAATGAAAAATATAGTTCTTGGAGACAAAATTATTGTAGTGATAAATGTAAAAGTGAATATGGAACAAAATTAGAAATAAGAAAAATAAAAGAACAAAATGATTTAACAGCATATATTAGCAGTAAAATTAGTAAGTGGAAAAAAGACCCATACAACTTAAAAACAGAAGATGTAGTTGAAAAATGTAAAAATCTTAAATGTTATTATTGTGAAAATATTTTGATATTAAGAAATAATGGACGTTCACCAAATACTTTAACAATTGATGCTATGGAACCTGAAAAAGGACATATAATAGAAAATATAGTACCTTGTTGTTTATTTTGTAATAGAATGAAAAATAATTATAATTATGATAACTGGATTAAATTATTAAATTTTCTAAAAGGTAATAATAAATATCTTGATTTATCTAATATAGAATATACAAAAATAAATGATAATATTTCAAAAAAATATAGAAAATTAGCATATCATACTTTAATTTCTGAAAATAAAGAAAAATATCCAACATCAGAAGATGCTAGAAAAGAGTTTTTAAATTTATATGAACAACAAAATAAAAAAGATTCAATTTATAATTTATTTCCTATTATTATGACTACTGCTAACAATTTAGTAAATGCTTCTTGTGATAGAATTATAGCAGGAAAAAGTGATTATTATCAAATAATTCCTTTATTTATGCAATATGGTAAAAATGACTTATCACAAGATGAATTTAAAACCAATATGAAAATTAGGAATTATCTTAATTGGAACTTAACTGATGCTAACATAATATTACCAAATGAATATTATAAAGATAGTTTATTCATAAATAAACTATTAAAAACTAATAATAGATTTGGAAAAGGACATAATGGTATGAAAAGAAGTGAAGAAACAAAAAGAAATATTAGTATTAGTAAAATTGGAAAAAATACTGGTAAAAATCATTTTAGAAGTAAAAAAATTAAATCAATTGATAGTAATGGTTTAGAAAAAGAATATGAAAATTCTTCTTATTCAGTAAAAGAATTATTGTTACCAAAAAGAGCATATAGTAATATATTATCTTGTGCTAATGGTAAATTAAATACTGCATATGGATATAAATGGGAATTTATTGTTTAATATTACAATTAAAACAAGAACCAAAATTTTTATCTGTATAACATTCTACGCATTTCATACACCCAAATTTGGCACAGAATATACAAGATGACAAGAAACATTCATAATCTTCACAAAATTCACACATATCTCCATATTTATAGTCTATATAATTAATAAATTTATCTATAATTGGTATAATAATCTTTTCATTTTTATACAATATTAACGATTCTTTAGACCATTTTTTAGGTTTATTTATTTTTTTTATATATAAATTATATTTCACCCAAACTTCAAAGCGCATAAAATACCATTCTATGTAATAAAATATTTCAATAATATCATCAATATTATCGGTTTTATTATTTATTTTTTCCTTAAAACTTTTAATTTTCAAATAAATTTGCTGAAGATGCTTTACCAATAATTTATTCATATTATGATTTTTTGTTAAGAATTGTAATATTTGAAAATAATTTATTAAAAGTGGGATATCCTTTATGGGAAGAAGATTTATATTATGCTTATTGGAAAGCAAAAAATTTATTACAATTAAAAGGACAATATATTTTGGATGTAACGATGATATAATTTTTTTAAAATAAAAAATAAAAAAAATTATATATTATGAATGTATTAGTAAAGAGGAAAAAGTTACATACACTATGTAGTGATTTAACATTATTAGAAGAAGAATTGGAAATATATAAGAATAAATATGATTCATTAAAAAATAATTTTAAATGTGTAATTTGTATGGATGAGTATGTAAATTTTATACCGAATTGTGGTCATGTTGGATTATGTAAAGAATGTCTAGGTAATTTAGTAGATAAAAGAAAGTGTGTAATATGTAAAGAAAATATAAAATATATAGAAATTTTTTTACCATATAATGTAGAAAAAATAGATGATGAAATAGGAGAGATAGTAGTAGAAAATTCAATTATAACAGATTTTAGTGGAGGTAATTTTATTAAAGAGGAGTTAGAGGCTTATAAAAATACTATAAAATCATTAGAATGTGCAAATGAAAAATTAATAATAACAAATGAATGTTTATTAAATGAATTAAAAGAAATAGAAAATACAAAAAAAAAATTTATTTCGTGAAAAATTTTATACTTTGACGAGAGAAATAGATAATTTAATAAGTGAGATTGATTTTTTAAGGAGAAATAGGATACAAGATAATAATGAAGTTAAAAAAAATAGTAGGTTTTGTGATTTAAAAAATTTTAATTTAAACAATATTTTTCGTTAATTTTTTTTAAAAATTCATCTAAATTTTGAGAGATTGTTAATTTGTTATTACAAAGTGCTTTATAAGTTTGTCTGTTTTCTCCAATTTTTTTATCAAAAATTAGATAATATCTTTCATTATCTTTTTCATGTTTTTTTAAAGAAATATATTTTGGTAATGTAATTTTTTTAACTTCTTCTTCATCAATAGTTTCTTCATTAAAATCATTTTCAATATTTTCTAATATATTTTTAATTTGTTCTAATTTATCTAAAATATTAATTTTATTAGATTTACTGGAAGTATATACTCTATTAGTTGTAACTTTAGGATGTTTTTCAATCTTAAAAAATTCTCTAAATAACATTTTTTCACGATTATAACATTCTTTATAATATACAACATATTTTGGTATCATTGATTCATTAATTAGAGGTGGTAATTTGACTGCATTAGATTTTCTAACTCTTTTAGAATCATCTTTAACTATTAATAAATTATTTTGTGATATGTCCATTATTGTATATATGTAAATTATATATTAATTTACTTTAAACCAATCTCTCTATTTCTTAAATATTTATGTATTCTTCTATGTTTTTTTAAATAAGCATCAATACAAGTATTACATATTAAAAGATATAGAAATTTATAATTATCTACATCTTTTACAATAAAAGTATTTTTAAATATACTTATATTTTGACCAAAATATTCATCATCATCATCCATACAAATAAAACATCTATCCATAATATTATTATGTATTATTTATTTAATAGATAATTAATGCAACAGTAAATAATCCCTGAACTCCACAAATAAATTTAGATAAATTACTAACAGGATATATATCACCGTAACCTAATAAGCAACCAGTAACAATTGCAAAATATAATCTATTAAAATATCTATTAGTTAATGATGGTGCTACTTTTTCTGGATTTAATTCTTCTTCTACAGCAGCTTTTTCAGTTTCTTTAGCAACATTATCAATAACTTCTTCTTTATTTAAATAGTTGAATCCCATAAAATTTTCCTGTATTTCTTTTTTTGCTTTATCTTTAATTACTTCTTCTTTAACAATTTCTTTAAATTTATTTACTCCTGAGAAGTGTGAATCATCCAATAACATATATATAAATGAAAACAAGAACATAACAAATACTAATATTGTAATTTTGTTAAATTTAACTTTAATTAAGTTATCTAGATTTTTATTGAAATTTTTAACAAATTTCATTATATATAATATATATTTATATTAATTATGGTATATAGAAAAAATAAAACAATTAAAAAATCTAAAAGAAAATTTATAGGAGGAGCTGGTGAAGAAAGAGAAATTAAATATGACAAAGATGATTTTATATTTCAGGATACAGAAGGAAAAGATAATAAATGTTTATATTATGCATTTTTTAGATGTAAATTTGGAGATTTAAATAAATCAAATGAATCTTTAAGTAAAGAAACGAGATATAATATAAAAGAAATAAACGAAGCAGTTTATAATTACGTATTAGAGAATTCAGATAGATTTTCAGAAGAAGATAAAAAAATAGCTGATCCAGATTCTATAGATTTTCAAACAGATAACCATGTAAGGGCTTTAGCTCATACACAAAATACAATAATATTAATTCATGAATGGAATGGTCACCATCAAAGAGAGTATCCTCATTTTACAGTGTTTGAACCTCAAGAATTAGATAAAAAAAAAGAAAATACTATTATTTTTATGTCAAATAGAACAAATAATCATTATACAGCTTTAATTCCAAAAAATGAAGAAATATATAAAAAATATGCAGAACAAGTAAAAGGAAGAACAATTTCTCCTGAAGAAATAAGAAAAACTAAACCTTTTTTTGGAAGTGATTATCCTGAAGGGGATTCATCTCCACAATCACAAGCATCTACTGAAAAAACAAAAACTAGTTCGCAAATAAAAAGTCTTCCTGCAAGACCAATGAGTTTAACAAGAAATTTAGGTTTACAAAGGCAAGGTTCTGTAAGAGACCCAAGGGAAAAACAAAAAGCATCTTCTTCAAAAACTAAAAAAAAAGTAAGTATAGAAGAACCAAAAAGAGTAGGTTATGATTTTGATGGAGTTATTCATACTAATATGGAGGCAGATAGAAGTTTTTTTCAAGAAAAGAGAGGTCCTAATAAAGAATTAAAAACATTTCTTGATAAAAATTTTGAATTAATAAAATTTACAAAAACAATAGAAGATATGTTAGATGAGCAAGGTGAAGGAAGTGAATTATTTGTAATTAGTGCAAATAGTAATCTACTTAAAGATAAAATACATGATGTATTAAAAGAACAAGGTATAACTTTAAAAAAAAAAAATATTTATATGAATGAAAATGATAAATTTAAAAAATGTCAAGAATTAAAGATTAATAAATATTTTGATGATAGTTGGGGGCATATAAAAACAATTCATAGTGAATCTAAAAAAGGAAATATGCCAGATTTAAAAGAATTATTTTATGCAGTTCCAGATTTTTATCAGCGAAATACAGTAAAAAAAGGTTTACATTTTCCAATTGATTTAAAAAAAGATTTAGAACAACAAAAAGGTACAATTAAACAAGAATTAGATAAAAGATTTAAAAAACAAGCAGCATTTGTAGCATTAAAAGATACAACTGAATTAAAATATTTAGTTGTTTTAAGCAAGTACGGTGGAGAATGGATGTTGCCTGGAGGTCAAGTTGATAAACCACCACGAGAAATGAAAGATAAAAAAGAAGATATAAATGAATATTATGGAGCAATAAGAGAACTACAAGAAGAATCAGGTCATGAAATAAAAACTGATGATGATTTTAAATCAATGAGATTAAAATATATAAAACATAAGCCTGACCATGAATGGATATTATACGTAGGTGTAAAAGATTTTAGAAAACTTGGACAAGAAGAGAGAAGGAAAATTTTTGATAGTAAGGGAACACCAGATGAAACAAAAGATTATGGATTTTTAAAAAAAGATGGTAAAGTATATGAATATAATGATAAACTAAAAAAAATTCAAAAACTAAGAGGTGATATAGATGATAGAGTTATACAAGAACTATTTGAAGAAAAAGAAATTGAAGAAGAAGATGATGAAGGTGATGAAGGTGATGAAGGTGATGAAGGTGATGAAGGTGATGAAGGTGATGAAGGTGATGAAGGTGATAAAGGTGATGAAGGTGATGAAATTGATGAAATTATATTAGAACCTTCAATATTTATTAGTGAAGATAAAGAAGGAGATTTTCGTTGGGAAATAGCCCAAATAAAATCTGGTACAGTTAATAAAACTTTATGGATTTATAATGATAATGTAGAAGAAAGAAAAGGTTCAAATTTAGGTAGCGGAAGTGCAGTAGTAAGACCTCATAATAAATGGGGTGAGGAACTTTCTCCTAATTATCCTTATTCAGCAGGAGTTACAACTGGAAAAAAAGGTAGTAAAGGTTTTACAAAGTTAGACGAAGAAAGTAAAAAAATAATAGATGAAGATTTATCTAGTATAGAAGAATTATTAAAAACAAGAAAGTATAATAAAGTTAGGTATTCTGCAGATGAAGAAGGCAATTTAGGAACCGAAATTTTTCCAGAACTAGGTAAAGATGTAAAAAAATATATTCTTGATAGTTTAAATAAAATAATTGATGATTTAAATAAATCTGAAGAACAAACACAAACATCAAGACAAATACAAAATTTATCAGAACTATTAACTTCTAAAAATCAAAAGATAGCAAAAACGTTTGCAGATAATCTAAAAAAACGTACAGGAGCTGCAAGACTAGCAGCATCATCAGGAGCATCAGGAGCATCACGAACATCAGAAGCATCAGGAGCATCAGGAGCTACAGGAGCATCAGGAGCTACAGGAGCATCAGGAGCTACAGGAGCATCGGGAGCATCAGGAGCATCAGGAACATCAGGATTGTCACGAGCATCAGGACAATCTAAACCACCACTAGATGCTGGTCTAAGTACAGGTCTTGCTTATAGTATAAATAATGCAGGTAATATTTTACCAATATTTGAACCTTTACCTGTGTTGGTGGGATTAGTAGGTTTAGGAGTTTTATTATCATCAGGTTAAATAATTATATTTTTAAAAGTTTAATATAATTATTTAGAATTTAACAGATTTAGTTAAATATAACCAAAAGAATATACCGACAAATGCTTTAGATAGTAAATCTAATATATTATAACCAAATATTTTAGTTAAAGTATCAGTTTGATAGAAAACTCCATAAAAAGCCCATAAAACAACAAATAACCAAAAGATGACTTGAGAATTAATAGTTTTTTTATTTCTCATATAAACACTCCAAATAGTTCCATACATTAATGTGAAAAATACAAATCCAAGCATATTTGCAGAGGTTTTAGTTAAAGTTCCTACTTCTCCAATATATCCGGCACCTAACATTAAGAAGTTAAATAATAAAATTAACATAAAGACCCAGAAATTGACGACGTGTTTATTTTCCATTCCTAAAACAAGACATAAAACTAATAACATAAGAGGAGTGCTAATAGCCCAATCAGTATATCTATTATCGTTAATTTCTTCTAAAGGAAATTCTTCGTCTTTTTCTTTTTTGGCTTCAACTTTATCAATTTTGGCGACAAAAAGTCCATAAAAATAACCAGCAACAACAGAAATACAGGTTTCTAAATTCATAATATGGCGAATTTTAGGGTCGGGATTTCTTAAGGCTTCAATAAAACAAATAGTTCCAGTAGTAATTAAAAATATGTAAGTAAAGTAGAAACTATTTTTTACTAAACTAATTTGCATTTAATATAGTCTTATATTTTTAATTTATATTTATATTAAATTAATAAATATTAATTTTAATTAATCATTCGCCGAGAGAAAAATGCAAACTATAAAATTTATAATTAGGGAATAAACACGCGTTGATAAATAGAAGTGGTCTTGGGTTTCTATTTATGAATTATAATAATATTATATTTTCTCTTAAATTCCGTATTTCTCTCTAACTTTTGTTTGAATTAATGTTAATTGTTCTTCTAAATTATAATTTTCGGGTAATTTCATTTTAAGATTTTCTCTTTTTCCATCATCTAATTTTCTATCATAAACAAGATGAGTTTTTGCTTTATTAAAATTATAATAAGTTGGTAATTCTCTCTCTTTTTTTTCATAAGTATCGTTATCTAAATCTTCTACAATTTTATTTGCTTCAATTAACTTGTCTTTTATTGAAATTTTTTCTGATTTTGAACCTATCCAAGGTTTATCTAATTTTGGGTGTTTTTCTACTTTAAAGAATTCTCTCCATAAATCTTTCTCTTTATTATAGCATTCTTTGTAATAAACTACATATTTTTTTAGCATATCTTGGTTAATACCTTCAGGTAAATCTCTGGCATTATGTTTGCGTTCTCTCTTTGTTCCTTCTTTAATTCCTTTAGAATTTTGTTCTTGTTCTTCTCGTGTTGCAATTCGTAAATTATCATATCTATTATTTAAAGGATTTTGGTCAATATGGTCTACACTTAATTCTTTTGTTCCTTTTCCGTTCCAAAAACAATCAGTTATAACTTGATGTATATATAAATTATTATTACCTAAAATATATCCACTTTCTTGATAAGTCCAAATAATAGGTGTTTCATAACTGTTTTTTTTTTCAAATTCTCTAATTATTTCATAAGAACGAGGACATAATATACATATAATATTTCTATTACAAAGCATTAAATATTCTTCTTTGGTTTTTTCATTTAAAATTTTACATATTGGATTTTTATATTGTCCTGAATATCTTCCTTCTTTCACTCTTGTTCCATTATAAACATATTTAATTACATTAAATTCTTTTATTAATTCTTTAAAAGATTTATTTTCAATTATAATATTATCATATCTAATATCATATTTATTTCCATTAATAAAATTAAAATTAAAATTTTCTGTTTTTAATCCATATGCAAATTCTAAAAAATCAATATATTTATTATTTATTTTATATGATGGATAATCATCATTAATATTATGTATTCTAAAACATCTTTCAAAATTTAAAATTTTACAAAATAATCCACTACTTAATATATATTTTCTATCACCATATATAATTTTACACTCTTTAAATATATTATCTAAATCGTAAATAGGTTTTATTTGTTCTATATTATTCATATTATTATAGTTTATAATATGAATATGTCTTTAAATCAATTTTTAATTATATTAATTTTTTGCTAATTAACTTAATTTGAGTAGGCTAACCCACCCATACCACTCATGATACGGAGGACATTGTAGTTAACCGCGTAGACACGGACTTTGGCGGTGTTAACACCCTGGACTGTCGCGTTAGATAGGACAAGCTGGAGTGTCGCGTTATCGATGCGCGAGAAATTGCATGTGCCCGATGGCTGGTGCTCTTCTGGGCGAAGGGCGAACGAGTAAACGTTAATACCAGTGTCGGGAGCACGTGTGTGGTGCTGGAATGGCTGGACAAGGTCGAAGTATGTACCTTCACGCTCCGAGAAGCGGTCCTGGCCATTGAGCTGTAATTTAGCAACAACGACTGGATTTTCACCCCAGCAGTGCATGTCGAGGGCAGTTTCGGCAAGGACGAATGTGCCGGCATCGGAGACACCAGAGTCAGTTTGGTTAGAGAGAGCATTAGCACTGACGTGGTCACCGGCGAAGGGGTCTTCGAAGAAGCCCGAGGCGTTAATGACACCATTGGCACCAGATACGGCGGTGGCTCCACCGAAGGCGTGTACCGCGTTGGGTAGCGCATCGAAGGCATCAGTGTAATTGAAAGGCTGCGCACCAAGTAAGTTATTGAGGTGGGTGTTGGCTGTTAGCGACGCGCAGTAGTCAACATTGGCATCAGGCTGGACAACCCAGATTAATTCTTTGCAAGGGTGATTTAAATTGAGTTTAATTTTATTGGATGAGGAACCAACCGATTCATCACCAGTGAACTGGAGCTGTTCGATGAGGTATTCGTGAGGATTCTGCGCCATACGTCTGCGTTCGTCGGTATCTAAGAAGATGTAGTCGACGAAAAGCGAGGCCGCGGCGAGTGACTGTTTGTAGGCATCGGTGACTTTGGTTCCCGAACCAGAGATGGCGTTGACAGCCCATAAGCATTCTTCGATGTTACGGATGTCGAGGTTAATTTTGACTTCGTGGTACTGGAGCGCAATTAAGGGAAGCGCAAGGCCGGGATTGCGGCAGTACCAGAACTGAAGGGGAACGTATAGGGTGGTTTCTGGTAGAGCATTACGGGGAGCGCAGACCTGGCGGACACCATCAGCAGAGCAAGGTCCATCAACCGCAGCGAAGAGAGGGTCGCAGACATATGTGAGCTGTGTGGTGTTACCAACCATTTTGAAGTAACCGCGTTCCTGTTCTTTGGAGAGAGTTAGCTGATTCCAGATGTGCATCCAGTCACCGTATTGACGATCGATGCGCTGGCCACCAATTTCAACTTCAACCTGGGAGACGAGCTGCTCACCAGGGAAGTCTAACCATCTGGCGTAAACATCACCAGATGAGTTGAGTGACTGACCAATTTCGGGAAGTGTAATCTGTAAATATGTGCGGTAGGCTAAATCACCATTACGTGAGATGGTGCAAGTAACCCGGCGACCGAAGTCAGCCTGACCATTGAAAGTTTGTTCAATGGATTCCATCGCGAAGTTGGTGTGGCGACGGTATGTGACTTTCCAGAAGGTAATCTGAGGATTACCAGTAAGGTAAACATCTTGAGCCCCGTAGGCAACTAATTGCATAAGACCTCCAGCCATTTTTTATAATATGACTAAAGAAAAAAAATTTTGAATATTTAATTTAATTAATAAAAATTAATGTTTTTTTATTAAAATATATATAAATTTAAATTGCACTACATAAATATAGTATAAATGAATAAAGTATCAGGAAAAAATTTGACGTTGGATAAAAAACATACAGAAATGTTAGATGAATTTAAATATAATAAAGAAGTATTAATTCCTAAATATAATACAGATATTGAAAGATTAGAAAAATTCCTAAATAATACGAAAAATAAAAAAAAAACGGATAAGTTAGAAATAACAGAAAATAAAATAAAAGAATTAAAAAATGCGATATATAAATTAGAGAAAGATAGAAAGGACTATTTTTTAAATAATTCAAAATATATTTTTGATTATTTTGAAGAGAAAAAAAATATAACTAGTAATGTGGATTCAAAAGTTAGTGTAAATAGTAGTAAAATAAATCAATTTTTTTATATAGATGAACCAGAAGAAGAAAATGTTCAAGTTACAGAAGAAAAATCAAGTACAATTGATAAATATTTTTATAATATAAATAATTCATTTTTAAATTATGATAACTATTGTTATGAATCAGATATATGTAAATTTTGTAACAAAGGTGAGATGGTGTATGCAGAAACAGATGGAATATGTGTTTGTAATAATTGTTCACGATCCATGAAATATTTAATTGAAAACGAGAAACCATCGTATAAAGAACCACCAAAAGAGGTATGTTTTTATGCATATAAAAGAATAAATCATTTAAGAGAAATATTAGCACAATTTCAGGCGAAAGAAAGTACACATATACCAAGTGAAGTATTTGAAAATATAAAAAATCAAATAAAAAAAGAGAGATTAGAATTAAAAGATTTAACAAATAAGAAAACAAAAGAAATATTGAAAAATTTAGGATATAATAAATATTATGAACATATACCTTTTATAAAAGATAAGTTAGGTATAAAACCTCCGGTAATGTCTCAAGAATTAGAAGAAACATTATGTAATTTATTTATGGAAATTCAAAAACCATATTCAAAATATTGTCCGCGAGATAGGGTAAATTTTTTGAATTATTATTATACATTATATAAATTATGTGAATTATTAGGAGAGAAGAAATTTTTACCATATTTTCCAATGTTAAAAGACAGAGAGAAAAGAGTGGAACAAGATGCTATATGGAAATTAATATGTGCAGATTTAGGATGGGATTATATTCCAACTGTTTAAATACAATTATGATAACATTCTATTTTCTTGTATTTGTTTATTCAACCATTCTTCACAAACATTTTTTTCCCTATGTAGAAAATATTTCATTTCTTTATTAATTCTAATTCTTGCTTTAAAACTTTTTCTACATGGGAAAATAAATCCAGTTGATTCTACTTCTAAGTTATTTTTAATTTCAAAACGTCTTCTTTCTAACCATTCTTCGCATAATTCTTTTTTGATACATTCAAATTGATATTTTTTTCCATATGCTGTAACTTCTGCCTTCCAACTATCTTTCTTTTCAAAAACACTACCAATTGGTCTTGTTTGATTTTTAGGTTGTGTATTTTCCATATTTGTAACCCACGCTAAATTTGATAAATCATTATTTAATTTATTACAATCAATATGATGAATTTGAGGCAAATTATTGGGGTTAGGAATAAATGCTAATCCTAACAAATGACTTAAATGATAACATGAACCTTTTTCTTTTTTTCCCATTAATGTTAAACTTAAATATCCTTTGTTTGATAAATAAGGTTCAAGAAATATTCCTTCTTTATCATCTTTAACTTTTCCCTTTTTACTAATTGAATATCTATCCCAATCTGGTATTTTTTCAAAAATTTCACCTTTGGGAAATTCGCCTTCAAAATATTGTTTTCTAAGTTTTTCAGCTCCAACATCTTTCTGTTTATTATCAACGTTGTATATTTTTGCTCGTCCATTGTATAATTTTAAAATCATATTAGTATTATTACTCCAAATATTCCCCAAATTAGATATTTGATAATCAGGATAATCTTCAATAGTTTTCCAAAATTCTTTTTCATTGATATCTGTAAAATGTTCTCTCCGCATTTTTTCTACGCTTTTTGTAAATGGTAAATTATTTTCGTCATATAATTTAATATCCCCTTTTATTACTTTTAGAATTTTTTTATATTTAGTGCTCCAAATATTTCCTTCATTTGAAATTTTATACTTAGGAAATCCATTTATAATTTTCCAAACTTCTTCAGCCATTATACTTAATATTTAAATTATGTTTTTAAATCAATTTTTTTATAATTTAAACATAGTCAAATAGGAAAAAAAGTATAAAACAGTATAATAATATATTATTATAACTAATAACATATTATTTATTTAGTTAAGTGATTTTTTAATTTTTTTTTCTTCAACTTCAGGTTTAATAAATACATATGGTCTTCCATCCATTTGTTTTCCATCGCGTTCATAAATTTCAAAAACTCTGAATACTGTTCCACAGGGACTATTAAATAATTTTTTGTTTTTAATTTTCTCAAATAGGTCAAGTGATTGCATATAATATGTTATAGATAATATTTTTAAATCATTTAAATATAAATAAATAATAAAATAAATGAAAAGACAGCGTCCATCTTGGGAGGAATATTTTAAAGATTTAGTAAATTTAACAGCGAGACGTTCATCTTGTAAGAGATTAAATGTGGGTTGTATTTTTGTAAAAGAGAATAGAATAATAGCGCAAGGATATAATGGATATATAGCAGGTTGTGAGCATAAGATGGTGATGAGAGATAATCATAATATAGCAACAATTCATGCGGAACAAAATACAATAACAGATTGTGCAAAACGGGGTGTAAGTTCAGATGGATGCACGGCATATATAACGCATTATCCTTGTTATAATTGTATGAAATTGATGGTTTCATGTGGTATAAATTCAATAAAATATATAAATGATTATAAAAATGATGAATTAGTGTGTAAATTAGCAAATGAGAAAGATATAGAAATATTAAAAATTTAAGATATATTTAATGTTAATTGATTAACAAGTTTAACTAATATATAGAATAAAGAAGCAAATAATGCACTGTTAAATAGGTAACCATAAAAGTTGGGGTTAGCGTCATTACCAAATAGTGAAGGTAAAGTTTTTTTTAGGGTTTTTCTAAAAATAGGTAATTGAAAAAGGAAATATAAAACAGAAACTAATAAGGGTAATTGAAATTCATTATAAAATACATCAAGACTATCTAAAGAATATTGTTTTTTATTATTTTGGGAAATAAGGTCTTCGGGTGTTTGAGAGTTAGTAATATAATCGGTATTTTGAGGTTCAGGTATAAAGTTAGGTTTAATTTGTGTGTCATTATTTACAGCAGTAGGATTAATAGGAATATCTCGGCTAGGTAAACCAGTAGCACCAGCCATAGTGGCTTTTTGTAGTTGATTAATCATTTCATTATAATTATTTTGATTTTCAAGTTGATTTTGTTCGGGTGCTTTGGTAGGAATTTGTTGCATCATAGGGTTTGCTAATTGCGAGGTATTTTCAGCAACAACTTCATTTTTGGTTAAAACAACATTATTAGTATTAGTTTGAGTTTGTAATGGTTGGTCATATGAATTAGGTAAATTATTACCAGGTAATTGTGAAATAGATGTAGTTCCAGAAGTTTCCATAATAAATATTTATTATAGCTTAGTAAATATTTATAGAGTAAATTACGCAAATTTAACAGTTTTAGCTTTACTATTACATTTTGTGGCTTTTTCTCTCATAACAAAACATTCATTATCATTAGAGTCAAAAGAGAAAACTTGATCTCGAATAGCATTTTGTTCAGGTCCAATAAAGTTGTAACAATTTTTTCCATCACAAAATTTTCTAAATAAAGTGGCAAATCCTAAACCTAATATAATTGCTAAAATAAAACGTCCTCTATCGGTGTATAATATATTATTAACAGCAGTGCTTAATCCCTTACCAATCATTATATATTATAAAATATATTTATTGAACAGGAATATGATTAATTTTAGATTTATTAGATGGACATTTTACTTTTTCCATAGAATATTGGAAACAATTATCGGCTTTATCTTGATATTGTACTGACTCAATGTTAGATGGAGTAGGATAAACAGATATTTTCTTTTTTTCGTTATCAAAGTACATAAAAATTAGTCCAACAAATAAACTAATTAAAAATACTTTAAGATTAATTATTTTAAGTAAATTTTTAATCATTTAATATAATGTTATAAAAAAAATTATTGTGGTTTTTTGATAAGTTCTAAATTTTTAATATTATATTTATTTTGAATTAAATATTTGTATGTGTCGTCAGTTTCAATAGAATTATATTTATATTTTAGAGTTGTTATGTATTCATCTAATAATTTAATTTTGCTTGTATATAAAAATAGTGCATCTTTTAAATAACTAGTTTCTTCAGTTTCTTTAAATAGTTTTATAAATTCTTTAAAATCATTAACTAAAGAGTCAATTTCTATAATTTTTTGATTTAGTAGTTCTTCGGTATCTGGATTAGTGGTGATGGATGTGTATAATGAAAATAAATCATTATATTTTTCTTGAAGAGTAGTTAATTCAGATTTAAAGTTTTCAAATGATTCTACGGCTTTGTCTTCTTCGATATAATTAAATAAGAAATCGAGTTTAGTTGTTATGATTTGTTTTTTTTTATTTATTAATGAATTATTAGTATCTTTTAGTTCATTAGTTATTAAAACGGGATTCATTTTAATTATTTCTAAATTGAGATCACAAGGTTTTATAGTGTTGGCACAAGTTGCACGCAATATTTTATTATTTTCAAAAAAAATGGTGCCGCCAATTTGACCACAATTAATACATTTAAATTTTTGTTTAGAAAATAATTTTTTCTTAGCTTCAATAGAATCCTTACTATTAATAAGTTTGTTAATCATAGTTTCTCTTGTTTTTGTGTATGTTTTTTTAAGATTGTAATAAGTTTTTAATTCTTCTAAATATTTAGAGTAATCGGTTTCTTGGAGTAGTTCTTTTTGAAGTGATTGTTCCATATTATAAATTAAAAATATATTTTTCTGTGTAATATAGACGCTTCTGGGTGATTACTAAAGTCTGGTAAATTAGTGATCATATTATTTTGAACTCGCTGTTGATTTTCTAAATTGGCACGATTATAATAAACTAATTTAGACATTATATATTGTTTATCTTGAAGATTTTTTTGATATTTTTCTTGTGATGTTTTGTTTCCTTTGTATCTATAAAATAATATTATTCCTAAAATTGAAAAAAATAAAATAAACAAGGATATATTATAAACTAAACTATAATTTTTTTGCTTATAGTTATGACATTCTTTTAAAATTCCTTTAAAAAAATATTTAACTCCTGGTTCTATAAGTTTTGGTTTGTTTATATTATCAATAGAATCACTCGAATTATTAAAATTTAAATAATTATTAATATTTTTAAAATCCATTTAATATTAATAATTATAGTTATTTTATAAAAATAATTTATACATATAGATATAATTAGAAATGGAATCAGTATTAAGAGAAAGAACAAGTGAATTAAAAAAAATATTAAGAGAAAGTACAAGTGAATTAAAAAAACTTCCAAGTGCTACTACATCAGTAGTTTTTTTTTTAACAATGACTGTTGTTTATGGTTTTATTATGATATATACAACATATAGTTCAGGTACTCTTACGCAGGTAACAACAAATTCTAAAAATCAAATTTATACATTAATATATATAATATTTTTAATAAGTGGAACATATTTTATAAATGTAAATATATCAAAGAGTATTTGTAATGAAAATACGATACAATGGGGTAAAGTATTTACAATAACGATGGCGCCGTGGATAATAATATTTGGAATATTATATTTTCTTTTAGAATTATTTCCGGGATGGATAAAGCCATTTTCAAATACTGTTGGATATATTATAGTAAATGCATTAGGCGCAACTACAGTATTACAAAAAGTATTAAAAAGTTCTGATGAGCATAGTAATTCAACATTAAAAAAAGCATTAGAAAATATAGAAAAAAATTATTCAAGATTTATAAATGAAATAGATGTTGAAGAAGATAAATATAAAAAATTTATAAAGCAATTAAGTCAAGAGAGTTTTACAAAAATTTTAGGTGATCATACTGATAATCCAGAAGGATTATTTAGAAATGATAATGTGGTTCAATTATTTGCATTAATAAATGTAAAAGATATAATTGGTAGATTGTTTTGGTATGTGTTAGCGGGAACTTTAATAGCATCAATTAGTTATAATTTGATAATAAATATGAGTTGTGAGAAAACATTAGAACAAACAACTAAAGATTATTCTGATATGTTTGAAAAATCATATACACCAGTATATGGTAAAAAATGGCAAAAATTACCAGAAGAACCAACTGAATCGGAAAATCAAGATTTTACAGGTCGCTTATCAGAATTTATTACTAAATATGGTAATGATTTATTAACAAAACAAGATAGTAATAAAGAAGTTCAATTAAGTAATCATCAATTAAGAAGTATTCAATTATCATTTGATGAATTACCAACGAATAGTTATATTCAAATTGATAATAGTTATTTTAGACCAATTGAGTAAATAAAATCACTCATAAATATATATTTATTATAATTAATATATATTTATATTATTTTAAATCATTTTCTAAATATGAATTGTCTGCAATTTCAAAAACAGATGTATGGAGAAATAGTTTATATATGGGCGAAACTAATAAAAATGAAGAAAATAGGAATAATACAAAATATAAATTACATGCAACTGGTTATGCAGATGTTATGAATGGTAGAACGTATGTTGCTTTACCGGAAGATTTAAAAATAACAGAAGAAATAAAAAAGAAATATAATTTGATGTAATAAAATTAAAATAAGAATTTTCTAAAATTAACATAATATAAAACTGCTAAATATGAAAATATTCCACATATAATAATGAGTAACCAAATAGGGCAAACTGTTTTATTTCTGTAACCAAGTCCAAATTCTCTAGGTTTACCATTTTTATCAAAAACGAGAGATGGTTTAGTAAGTATAATTAAAATAAATAATAAAACAAATATAATAATTGATACTAATGGTATATTATTTCTTACAAATTTTGAAAACATATTAATATTATATAAAATAAATATAATATTAATTATAAATTAACTATAATTTTTTAAAATACATTCTGACCTGTGACAAGTTCTTGTGCAAGAATTCCCATAAATGCAATCATAGCAAGTCTTCCATTGTTAAGTTCTTTATTAAGAAGTTCATCACTAATAGTAGACATATTATAGTTTCCTAGATTTCCTGGCTGATAATTTTGTTTTAAATTAAATGTTTTATTTTCAGTAAAGGGATTTACCCAACCTCGTCCCATACGGAGTAGCTCAAATGAAGCCATACCAAGCCAAAATGGAGCCTGATGATAATCATCAAGTGAGCTTAGATAATTAATACCTAACATGGAACCATCTGTATCCATTTGTTCGAGAAAAGCAATAGTAGGAATTGCAGCCATAGCAGTGCGGCCATGCTGAAGTTCTGCTTCACGTGTAAATTTAATTTTATTTTCGCTTTTCTTATCTAGAATATTAAGTGGATCAAAATTAGGAAGTGGCTGAGTAGAACCTACATACCTCCAAGTTTTAATAGATGGTACTACATTTAGTAGTGCGGCATTATTTGACGCCATTAGCATAACGATAGCAGAAGCCATTTTATAATATATTATTACCATAAAATGTCTTTAAATATATTTTAAAAATATATTTTAATCATATTCATAATCACTATCTACATCATCATCATCTGGTATATTACCCATATTAAACTCTTCATCTTCTATTTCTTGTTCTCTTCTCTCGAGTTCTTCTTCATCTATTTCATAAATTTGTTTGTTCATTTCAGTTACATTATTATTTTGTCTTAATTTGTATTCTTTTAATGCTTGTTTTTCCATTTTTTCTCTTTCTTCATCATAATTTGAGGCAACATATTGTGTTAATCCTTTTTGTAATCCTGCACTCCAGCTTTCTAATTTATTATTTTTGAATATATTTTCTACTTCTCTCTCTTCATCTGTTAAATCTTTTAAATATTGTGTAATTAAATCTTTTTCTTTTTCTTTTGCATATGAAATTTTTTCTTTAACCTTTTTGTATGTATTATTAATTAAATCTAAATGACTATTTATAATAGTTAAAAATTCAAAAATGTAATTTATTATTGATTTATTCATTTCTTCTTCATTATAATCATCTACTTCACCTATTTCTAGTATAAATTCTTCATATTTTGTAACTTTTATATATTCATTAAAAATACTATAAAAAATGTAAGTGTAAAAATATGTAATAAATTCTTTATCAAATATACTTGGAATATATGTATCTTCTTTTGAATTACTAATTTTAATTGGTGTTATATATTTAGAAAATTTCATTAATGTAATAAATATAGTAGATCTATTTTTAATAAATTTGAAAACTACTTCTAATCCTGGTATAAGTGAAAAATTATTTAGTTTTTTATAATAATTTTCTAAAATATTTATTATATCTTTATTGTGTGTATCAGATAGCTGCCAGTGATTAGGAATTTTTTTCAATTCAATTTGTTTATTTAAAATAATATTTGGAAATATGTTGATTAGATTATTTAAATAGTTATCATAAAACTTACAATTTTCAATATTTATTTCAAAGTCTAATAATTTTTCCATTGTTCCTATTAATGATTTACTCATATTTGGTATTTTCTTTACAAAATCTAATAATGAATTTTTCATTTGATTATTAGTTTTGGCTAAATAATTTTTAACACTATCTAATTCTTTTTCATCACCACTATTTATATCAAATGTATCAAAAAGTGAATTTAATTTTTCAAATAATTTTTCATCACTTTTAATTTCAATTGGTGATTCTAAGTAATCATTTAAAATATTTCTTAAAGATTCTATATTATTTATGATAGGATAATTAGAATTTGATTGTAAAATATTTCGTTTATTAATAATATTAATTAATTCATCAAATGTAGATTTATTATATATTTTTCCTTGAGATTTTAATGATTCAATAATTTCAGAAATATCTTTTGTAGAATCAAAACTACTTGGTTTATCCATACAAATACTTCTTAATTCATCATCAATTGGTAAATTATTATTAAAATTACAAAAATAAATAAAAGTTTTGTATATAGTTTCTTCATTAAAGTCAGATTGGACAATAGGTAATAAAATTTTAGTATTTTCAGCGTGATATAAAATTGATGATTTATTTAAAGAATTAATACTTTCTAAAATTTTAGTATAATATTCAACTAAATTGTTATTATCTAAAATAGTTTTATCACCATTAATAAAATAATTTATTGTATTTATTGTAGAATTACAACAAGCATTTTCTAAGAAAGGATCACCAGCAGAATTTTCTAATAAAGTGCTATTAGTTTCTACTATTTTTTGAATACTTTCAATAATAGTATTACTTAAGTATATACTTTTTGATGTTAATGTTTCTAAAATTTCATTTTTTTTACCTTTTCTAAATGTATCTAATAATTCATCTTTAAATGTATCCGATAAAGGAACAGTGTTATCTTTTGCAATTTTAATAGAGTATAATGGAGGTATAAAATTCTGCCAGTTAGCAATTGATAATTCATCAGGAATAAATTCTTCCTTATTTAATATTAAATATTCTCTCTTTTTTTGAGAGAGTTCAATAACAGTTTTATCATTAACAATATATTTTTCAATTAATGCTTCTATTTTTTTAGCAATATTTGCTTCAGAAACTTTTAATAATGTATTCCAAGGTTTAATTGAACTTTTAATTTTACTAGCAATACAAGAAATATAAATTACTGTAGTTTTATCTTGGTCTCCATCTAAAGGATAACCCGAAAATGATTTAATACAACTAGGGAATGTTTTTTTGGTTTTAAAACTAGGAATATTAATTTGAATAGCAACTATTAAATATGATAAAGTTAATAATAACAATAATTGGTTGTATGTATCTTCATAAGATGGAAATCCTTTGACTTTTCCTTCTTTTTTTGCTGTTTTTGCTAACATTTTTTCATATAGTTCTTTAGATGGAATATTAGCATTTTGAGTTGTAATAACATTGTTAACAATAAATTGATTTTGTCCTTCTAAGTTAATACCAATCATTTGTGACATAGATTTAACTATATTATTAATTGTTCTTACATCTGGATTAGTAGATGCATTAGTTTTGGAGAGATTAATAGAATATTCAGAATCTAAAATTTCTTTAGTATTTAATTTAAATCCTTGTTCGTCATAACCTTCATCACTAGAAAAATCTATATTTTTGATAATATATCCACTATGTTTATCTACCCAATAGTTATTGTCATCACTAATTGTTCCTTGTTCTGCACAAATAGTATCTAATTCTTTTATATAATCTTGTTTACTAGAAAAAGCATTAGCTAATTTTAATAAAAATCTAGGCATTAATTTAACGGCGGTTTTATTACAATGTAACCAATATTTATCTTCTTCATATACAGCTTCTCGTGTGAATTTTAAACAAAATTTCTTAATATATTCTTGTCTTTTAACAAAATCAGGTATAGATAATACTTTATCTCTTAGATTTTCGTAAGGAGAAGTTTTTATATCTTCGGATATATCAACGTAGTTACTTAATATTAATTTATTAACTTGCAGATTTTTTTCTTCCTTAATTAGAATTATATTTTTAAGATATTTTTTAGCATTTTCATAATTATCATTGAGTTTTCCTTTAATTTCTTCAACACTTAAATTATATTTAGCTTGGAAACTATCTAAAATTTTATCAACATCTTCTTTTAAATTTTTCTTTTCTAATTTGGCTCCGTCCATACATTCATCATTAATAGAAATACAATCTTTATTTATATCACATAATATTTTGTTAGAATCAATATAAAAATCATTTTTGAATTTTTTATCAACAACCCATGTAGAATCTTGTCTAACATAAATATAATTTTTTTTGGTTTCTTTATCAACGAATAAACAATAATCACCATCAATTACTTCTCTCTTTTCTTCAATTACAGCTCTAGCTTCTCTAAGTGCATTTTTTTTAGTTAAGTTCATAACATCCATAATTTTCTCAGTTAAAAATTCAAAAAATTGTTTAGTATCCATAGTAGTTTTTTCTTTAGCATATTCATTAGCCAGACTATATATAGTATTATCATATATTGCGTCAAAAAATATTTGTTTAGAATTATCATTTTCCATAGTTTCTAATGATGTATATTTTTTTGATAAATAATATTTTTCACAATTTTCTTCTTCTTCGGGAGAGATTTCTTCAGTTTTAGGTTTTTTTGCTTGTTTAATAAAATTATCAAGTAAATTAGAAACTATTAAATCCATAATAGTTTTGTTTAAACTTGTAATAAAGAATTTTCCACCATCTATTGTAATAAAAGAGTTAATAAGTTCGGAAGTATTATTAAAATTTTCAGGATCAAGATTATAATTATCATAAAGTTCTTGTTTGAGTTCTGTGGTAATAATATCAAAATTTAATTTATAATTTTCTTTTAATTTGAGAGATTCTCTATTTATTAATGTGATTAATTTATTTAATAGATCTTTGCTAATATTATATTCTTTTTTATAGTTATCAATATTTTCATTAAATAATTTGGAAATTATAGAATAATCTTTTTTATTTAAATTATGCATATCAATATTTAAACTTTGGATATCTTGAATTAATGATTTATGATTTATATATTTATAAGTTTGTGATAAATATTCTATAGCAGAACTATTTGTTGGTATAAAAGATTCTAGTAATAAATTAAATTTTTCATCAATAGGAGTGGATGGATTATCTTCAATAGAGAAATTACAAATATTATCTAATAATTTATTATCGTGAATGGTATCATGTGTATTAATGAATTTATCAAAATTAGATTGTTCTAATATAAATTTATTGATATTAGTTTCGTTATTAAGTAATTGAAAATAATTAAAAAAATCAATATTAAGATTAGATCTTTCATAAATAGTTGTATATTTTTGATTAATTTTAGAGAAATTAAATATAGGTAAAGGTAAGGTTATGAAAGATGTAATAATAATTTTTTCATTAGGAGTTAAATTTTTTAGATTATATACACGTTTGTTATTAATATAGTCTGTTTGTAACATTTTAAATCCTTGATTATAAACTTCTGTTGAAAATCTAAATGTATCAATAGTATTATCATTAATACAAAAACTATAGAAGTCATTATATATATCGTTGATTGCTAATATTTGAGTGTTAACATCTAAAGAGTTAAAATTGATACTATTAAAATCAGATGTATATTTATTTGTAGTATTATCAAATATATTTAATAAATTATTGATATAGGAGATGTAGTCATTAATTTTATCTTTGGAACTATTATTAGACCATTTGTTAATTACAGAATTTAAATTTTCAATAAATTCTCCCATTTTTATTTTATTAATAAATTCTTCATCATAATCTTCAGTATCTTCATTATGAATTAAATTTTTAGAATTATAAACAACAGGTATTAACCAATATAATTTTTTATTTAAGTTAAGTAAAGCTTCTTTGAGTGGTTTATAAAATTCTCCTTTTTCAGTAACCATAACAGGATTATTATTTTCATCAAAATTTGAGAAAAGTGTTCTAAGTTCTTTATATCTATTTAATTCTAAATTAATATTAGAAATTAATAGTTCATTACGTTCTTCAGGTTTATAAAGATTTAATACATGGTCCATATAATCATTAAGTTGTGTTTCTAAAGTATATCTTTTTTCACTATCAGGCACATTAACACTATGATAAAATTCTTGATAATCATCTTCTAGTTCGAAGTCATCTAATAAAATTTCATTAAGTTTTTCATCGTCGACGTGTTTAATAAGGTCATAATCTAAATCATCGGTATTTTCTAAATTAAGAAATTCAGGAGAGACTTCTTGAGAGATTTCTTCATCTTCAGGTAATTCGGTTGGTAATAATTCTTTTGAATCTTTAATAATAATTTTTTCAATATTTAAATTTTCAGGAATTCCACTATAAGCAAAATCAATATAGATAACTTGACTATTAGGAATTAAAGTGATTTCAATCATATCTTCTTCAATATTAGTAACAATACCATTTAGTATTTTGGGTAAAGGTCCACCAAAAGTGATTGATATACTTTTGTTAACACTAATATTATTTTGAATAACAAAACTGGGACTTTCGGCTCTGTGGAGTAACATAATGTTATCAATAGATTCTTCTAAAAGTTTTCCTTCTTCTGAAATATCTAATGTTGTGGTAGTATCTTCATTTAAAAGTGTGATTTTATTTGAATTAATGAAATTAATAAAAAATATTTTTTCATGAAGTTCTAGATTAGTAGGTGAATCAATTTGAATAATATCTCCATATTGTAAATTATATTTTTCGCTTTCCATTATAAATATACTATATTATATTTATAATAGAAAATTTATGTAAAAGTTTAATTTAAATTTATTTTTAAACAAGTTAAAGATATTTTACAAATATTAAATAGTATACATTATGTCGTCAGAAGAAATTGTAAAAGAGGTAAATTTATCAGCAGCACTAAATGGTTATGATGAATATTTTCATACAAAAAAGTATGTTTTTAATAATAATGAATATACAATAATTAAATATGATAAAGAAAAATTAAAAATAATGGAAAATAGTGGAGAACCATATTTTAATGTTTTATCTAAATTCAGATCATTAGTTGTAAGAAATAATAAATTGATTGTATTTAGTCCAGAAAAGTCATTAAATTTTGAAGCTTTTAATAAAAAATATGAAAATGTAGATGAATGTTGGACGGAAGATTTTATAGATGGTACGATGATAAATGTATTTTTTGATAATATTAATAATACATGGGAAATAGCGACAAGGTCAACTGTAGGTGGAAATATTGTATTTTTTAATGATATTAAAAATTATAGTTTTTTTAATTGTGATAATCAATTTGAGCATTATAATAATATTACATTTAGAAGTATGTTTTTTGAGAGTTGTAATGCTAATAATTTTGATTTAAATAGTTTGAATACTAATTATTGTTATTCTTTTGTAATGCAGCATCCGTTTAATAGAATAGTAACACCAGTTCAAACACCATTTATCTATCTAGTAAAAGTATATGAAATTGATAATACAAGTTTTCCGATTGTATATGTAAAAGAGAAAAATATTTCAGAATTAGTGAGTCAGCCACCATATATTTTTGCAAATACTAATGTCCAATTAGTAAACAAATATTCGCTTGCGACATCACTAAATGAATTACAGACACATTATGAAAATAAACTGGCACCATTTCACTGTGTAGGAACAATTGTTTATAATAAAGATGGTACAAGAACAAAAATTAGAAATGTAAATTATGAGGAGGTTCGAAAACTGAGGGGAAATCAACCAAAATTACAATATAATTATTTATCGTTAAAAAAAGAGAATAAAATTAAAGAATTTTTACATTATTATCCAGAACATGTGTTATTATTTAATAAATTTAAATTATTAATGTTTGAATATACAAATGAATTATTTTCAAATTATATTAGTTGTTTTATTAAAAAACATAAACATTTAAAGGAATATCCTTTTCAATATAAAAATCATATGTATCATATTCATCAAAAATATATTAGTGATTTAAAACCAAATTCTAAAGTGGTAGATAAAAAAGTTGTAATTGATTATGTAAATGATTTACATCCAGCTCAACAGATGTTTGTTATTAATTATAAATATAATCCAACGAGTGAAAATAGTGTAGAAAATAGTGTAGAAAATAATGAAAATATGGAATGTAATGAATAATTTTAATCACAATTTAATTCATCAGCTAATTCTAATTCTGAAAATAAAACACCAGCTAATAAAAAATTAGTCATATTATCATTATCATTATTATTATTATAATTATAATGATGAACAATAGTTGGTTGTGGTGTTTGATAAGAGTTAGGTAATGAATAATTAGATGAATAATCAGAAAATGAATTTACGTAAATTGGACTATCATCTTGATAATTAGAAGAAAAAGCGGTAGGAATTTGAATAGGTTGTGAATTAGATAAATCAGTATAACTATTTTGAATAGGTATTCCTTCAGTAATAAATTGAGGTGTAGAAATATTTAAATTTTTTACGTGTTTTTGGTCAAATTTTTCATTAGAAAAATTATTACAAATATTTCCCATAATATATATAATATTTATAATTTATTTATTTGTCTGTAAAATATTCTTTAACAGAATTTAGTAGTAAAATACTGTTATTAACTGAATCTTCAATCATAATTAATAATTCATCTTTTGAAACTAAATTTTTAAAACTAATTTTAATGAAACTATGATTGTCGTGAGGATGTTTTTTAAGGAAACCAACATAATTAACAAGTTTGTCTTCTTTAAAGTATTTATTAAATAAGTAATATTCAATAATTTTTCCAATAGTATAATCTTCATTTAATAAAGTAATAATATAACAATTATCTAATGTATCAGTAGCATCATAAATAAGTTCATTTTCATTTTTAAGAGATTCTAATGTAACATATAGTTTTTTAATAATTAAACTAATTCCTAATTCAAGTAATTTATAATTACTATAAATACCAATTGTTTCAATTGTAAAATCAAAACTATCTTCAATAAAAAGTCGTTTTGCATCTAATAACATCCAGTCTTTTTTTAAGAATTCTAATTCTTCTTTTGATACAGTATCTTTAAGAGAAGCTTCCTTAGCACTCCAAGCATCTTGAATTTTAACAGGATCTAAAGTATTACCGTAAGCACAAGTGCTTACAACGTTAAATGTTCCATCTTCTTTAGCAGTACTAATTGTTAATTTAGCTTCAAATTTGAGTTGTTCAGGTTCACTGGTATCAGTTAATTTTGGACGTAATCTAAGAATATCAATGTAATCACCAGTAATAGTATCTGGTGGAAATAGCTGTCTAACTTCACTAGTTTCAAGATATTTTTCAGAATCAATATTTTTAATTTTTAAATCTTCGGTTGTAGCGTAAACGATAGTATTAGAATTGTTAGTTTTGTCTAATTCAACGATGTAATTTTGATAAGGAAAATCATAAATATTATCAATATGAATAGGAATGGAGCTAATTCTTTGTTTGATGAGTTCATTATTTAAGCGTGATTTATTAATTTTGATGTTAACATTATTTTCATGATAAGGATTAGTTTTAAAAACAATACATGGTATATCAGAAAGTAATATTCTTCTAATAGCATTAGCATAACTAACATTAATATTACTTAATGTAAATTTTAAGGTATTATTATATTCATCAACGTTGCTAATTTTTGGTAATGAAGCCATTATATTTATAATATGAAATTTATTTATTATATTTTTCAATTTTAATTAAAATATAATAAATATTTAGTTTAAATATAAATATAAATAAATTTGTAAAAATATATTAATATATGGGTTCAGTATTATATTATAGTAATTATTGTGATAATTCAAAAAAATTATTAGGTTATTTATCAAAATCATCTGTTAAAAATAATTTACATTATGTTTGTATTGATAGAAGAGTTCAAAAAAATAATGCTACATATGTTGTATTGGAAAATAATCAAGAATTATTATTACCAAATACAGTTAATGCTGTTCCAGCGTTAATGATATTAAATGGTGAATATAAGGTATTATTTGGAGATAATATATTAAGTTATTTAAAACCAGTTGAACAAGTAAAAGTGCAACAAGCTACAAATTTTAATGGAGAACCTTCGGCATTTTCTATGAATGATGGTTTAGCAGGTGTTCATTCAGATAATTTTAGTTTTTTGGATCAAGGAAATGATGAACTTTCTGCTAAAGGAGAAGGTGGAATGAGACAATTATATAATTATGCGACAATTAATTTTCAGGAAAAAATAGAGACTCCAGAAGAGAATTATATTCCAGATAAAGTAGATGAAAATAGTTTAAAAAATTATCAAGATTCAAGAAATAACATTAATTAAATATTTAAATATAATTTGTAATATATATTTAAATATAATCTATAAATTTATTTCATAGAAAATGGAAGATGAAAGAAAAGTAGAAATATCAAATTTAATAGAATTTTCTAAAATTGTAAAAGATTTATTAAATGATTTACTTAATACATTTCCAGATAAAACCGAGAATATTATATTAAAAGATGAAAATATGGTTAGAATAATGAAGTATGAATTTAATAAAGAAAATACAGAATTAGAAGAAGAATTTATAACATCTGCGACTATTTTATATAACTTTTGCAAGAATGTTTTTCCATTAAAATTTTTTGATATTTTATATCAAAATGAAGAGATTTTTTCAAATGAAACTGAATTATTTTTATTACCAAATATAAATTTTGTAGAATTATATTTTGATACAACAAGTAATCAAACGAAAGAAACATTATGGAAATATTTGCAACTAATTTTATTTACAATTATAACAAATATTCAAGATAAAGAATCATTTGGAAATAATGAAAAATTATTTGAAGCAATAAATAGTGATGAATTTAAAAATAAATTACAAGAAACTGTTAAATCTATGGAAAATTTATTTTCCCAAAATGAATTTGTAGATTCATCAGATAATAGTCCATTTGAAAATATATTTGGTTCTATGAACATTGACCCTTCAAATATTGATAACTTACCTGATACAGATATAATACATGATCATATAAATAAATTAATAAATGGTAAATTAGGTAATTTAGCGAAAGAATTAGCAGAAGAAACCACTAAAGATTTAGATATAGATCTAGAAAATGTTAGTGACGTAAATGATGTATTCAAAAATTTATTTAAGAATCCAGGAAAATTAATGGGAATTGTTAATAAAATTAGTGGTAAATTAGATGAAAAAATGAAAGATGGTTCATTAAAAGAAAGTGAAATATTAGAAGAAGCATCAGAAATATTTAAAAATATGCAGGACATGCCAGGAATGGGTAATTTTAAAGATATATTTAAATCAATGAATTTAGATGGATTAATGCCTAAAGGTGGTAAATTTAATAATAATGCTTTTCAAAATATGATGGATCAAAATATTAAAATGTCTAAAACAAAAGAGAGAATGCGTAAAAAAGCAGAACAAAATAGAGCTAAAGAAACTAATTATTCTCAAAATTATTCATCTGGAGAAACAAAAGAAGCAGAAAATTTAGATTCAATAAATAATAATTTGGCGTCTTTAATGGAACAAATGAAAAGTCAAAGTGAATTTATAGATGAGTTATTAAAAAAACAGAATTTAAATGAAGAAGCAAAACCAGCTACTGCTAAAACAAATAATAACAAGAAAAAACGAAATAGAAAAAAATAATACTATTATGTTCAATCTTTTATTTATTGGTTATTATAAAATACACGAGATTTATAAAAATAATAAATTATTAACTTTATCTAATTTAGAACATATTATTCAAAATAGTTAATAGAAAAAAAAAATTGATTTCATTTACATTTTTTTTAACAATTATAAACTTAAAAAAAATGGACGAATTGCTGAGGAAAGTTGAGGTCTTGGAGGCTCAGATTTTTGACTTCTTGCTTGATAAGTATATTTTAGATTTGAAGAAAAATGGCTATGTAATAATTCCAAATGTTATTAGTGATGAAGAGATACAAATTGCTAAGGATTTATTTTATAAGTGGAAAAATAGTATTCCAAATCATGATAAATTTCATTCGCAAATTGATCCGCATGGCATTTATAAATTTCATCAGGTCGGGCATCAGGAGCATGCTTGGTATTTGAGAACTAGAAAAAAGATTATTAGTGTTTTTAAGAAATTGTGGAATACTGAGGATTTAATTGTATCTTTTGATGGTTGTTGTTATATTCCGAAGGAATTTACTAAAAAAGATAAACTTTGGACGCATACCGATCAGGCCGCTGATTCTAAAGGTTTGAAGTGTTATCAGAGTTTTGTAAGTTTAACTAAAAATTGTGAGAGAACTATTATTTTATATGAAACTAGTCACTTGTTTCATGAGGATTATTTTAAAGAGAAAAACATAACTGGTTCTAAAAATTGGAATCTTATTGATGAAGCATATTTAGAAAAAATTAAAGATGCAAAAAGAGTATTGAGTGTAAATCCTGGTGATTTAGTTATTTGGGATTCTCGTACTTTTCACCAAAATCGTTATGGGGAACCAAATTCTGAAGAGAGAATAGTGCAGTATTTGTGTTATTTACCTAAATCGCATATTAAGAATACTAAAAGTCAAATCGAAAAACGTAAAAAGTATTTTAAAGAGTTGCGAACTACTTCGCATTGGCCTTGTCCTTTAAAAGTAAATAGTTTGCAGCCGCAAACTTATGGTGATGATTCTAAACTAATTGATTATGAGTTATTGGTGAAGCCTGATTTGAGTAATTATATGGAGATGATTGAAAAATTAATTTAAAGTGGAATTAATTAATAAAAATAATTATGAATATATATATAAATGAATAAAGATAATACAAAAGAAGAACATAAAACTAAATTTTGGATTTATGATCCTTATGTTTTATTAGATAAAAGTAAAGTTTTTGATTTGTGGCCACTTGAATCAATGACTAGAGAAGAGAAATTAAATGCTATTAGTAAATTTGTAATATATGCTACAATTTTAGGTGTTTTTTTATTTAGAAATTTTAAACTTTTTTTAACTGGAATTATAACTTTAGTAGTTTTAATTGCTACTTATTTTATTTTAAATAATAAAGAAAATAGTAAATTAAAAGAAGCATTTAGTGATGAAAAATTGTATGAAAAATTTAAAGATAATTATACAAATCCTACCCCAAAAAATCCAATTATGAATGTATTATTACCAGAAATACAAGATAAACCCGAGAGATTAGCTGCAGCTCCTTCATACAATAAGGCAGTTGAAGAAGAAATAAATAATTCAGCAAAAGAAATAATAAAACAAAATTTTAATGATCAATCAGTTGAAGATAAATTATTTAATGATTTAGGAGATAAATTTCAATTTGAACAATCTATGAGACAATTTTATAGTACTGCTAATACTAGAGTTGCTAATAATCAAAAAGAATTTGCACAATTTTGTTATGGAAATATGGCTTCATGTAAAGATGGTGATGTTGAACAATGTTTAAAAGGAAATTATAGACATATTAATATGTAATTAAATAATTTAATTTTTTATTAAAAATAATATTATATTAAATTATTATATATGTCAGCTACAACAACTTATCCATATACATTTGATACTATTTCAAGAATAGGTAATGATAATGTTGCTATTGATCAAAGAAACATTCAAAATATGAATAATGCTAATTATAGATTAGAAAATTATTATCCTCATTGTCCCATGAGCACCGCTATTGATTTTGCTACAAAACAACCTCAGGTTTTCTATAAAGGTTCTCATGAAGGTGGAGTTAAAGGATGTGAAATTGATGCTAATAATGAATTAAAATACACTCATATTACTAAACCTGCTTGTAAATTAACTTTAATGAGCAGACCTTTTTTAACAGTTCCTTATTTAGGAAGAGGTATAGGAGATACAGATACAGAATTTATGTTAAGAGCTGGAGAGAATGCTTTAAATAAAAAGACAGTTAATCCATTAATGGAAAATGATTTTAGCGAACATAAAAATTATCCACTAATTGAACCATTACAAAATTCGATTAATAATTCTGCTTATAAAATTGAAGAAGATGCTATGAGTGGATGGAATCGTGCTGGTATTTCTGCTCGCAATTTTGCGAGAGACAAAGCCAAAAATCAATAATCTCTCCAAATTATTTAAACTTTTCTAAAAAAAATAATATAATGTTATTTAATTTTAATATTATATTATGGATTCATTAACTTATGATTATGATTTATTATGCACCTACCATTTAATAGAAAATGATGAAAATCTCTCTTCATTATGTTACCAAAATCAATTATTACAAGTTTTTAAATTAAATAATTATGATTCTCAAAAAATAGATAATAATATTATCAAATTATTTAACATTTTGAGAGATGATGAAGAAATCCTTGAAATAATAGACATTCTCTCAAACAAATTAACTATATTTCAATTTTTAAAACAAAATAATCAAAAATTAGATAATTCATTTATTTTTCAAATGCTTATTTCATATGACTATTTTTATTTATTTCATAACTCATTTATACACTATAAAACTAATAAATCTCTCAACAAATCCAGTTTTTCTGAATTAAAACAATTTATCTCTCAAAATTAATATATATTATTAAAAAGAACTTAAAGAAAAATACCCCAAAATACGCTATTTTTGTTTTGTGACGCTATTACATAACAAAAATATTATTCTTCAAAAGTGTGTTTTTTTGGAAATTTCTATTTGTAAAATTTTTTTTGATTTTGGACATTTTTTTTTGTCCTTTTTTAATATATATTTTACCTTTTGGAATTTTTCTAAAATTTGCCTTTTTTTAATATATTAAACCAATATCGTTTAATATTACTAATATTTCTTAATATATTTTTGTTACCATAAATAAAATTTACTAAAAAAAACAATTTAGAGAGTTTTTTGTTAGTATAATATAGGATGACTATGGATGACGAAAAAGTGGAAAAAGTGGAAAAAGTGGAAAATAAATATTATTGTGAATGTTGTCATTATAAATGCTTTAGAAAAGAACATTTTAAAAAACATTTAGCAACCGCAAAACATAAAAAAATGGAAATATCCAAAAATATGATTATTTTGGATGACGAAAAAGTGGAAAAAGTGGAAAAAGTGGAAAAAGTGAAAAATGAAGAATTTGTATGTATTTGTGGAAAATCTTATAAATATAAACAGGGACTTTTTAAACATCAACAAAAATGTAATAATAAACAACCAAAAACTTTAGAAACGCACAAATCAGGGGTTTCAGAAGAATTAGTATGTCAATTAGTAAAAGATAATAGTGACATGAAAAAATTATTTGGTGATTTAGTAAATGTTATAAAAGATAAAGATAAACAATTAGAAAATGTAGTTAAAGAAAATACTGAATTAACTAAAAAAATTGTAGAAATGAAACCTTCTATGGGCAATAATAATACAATTAATAATAATCAACAATTCAATATTAATATGTTTTTAAACGAACAGTGTAAAGATGCTATTAATATGACTGATTTTATAAAATCTATACAAGTATCATTTGAACAACTAGACTATACTAAAGTTAATGGTTTAGAAAAAGGAATAACTAAAATTTTAATGGATAATATGAATAAATTAGGAAAATTTGAGAGACCATTACACTGCACAGATATAAAACGAGAAACATTGTATATAAAAGATGATGATAAATGGGAAAAAGATATAACAAAAGAAAAAATTAAAAAAGCAATAAATAAAACATCAAATAAGAATTTTACTACATTATGTAAGTGGCAAAATGAAAATAAAGATTTTATGGAATATGATGATAAACAAGCATATTATGCAAAAGCAATATCAAATATAGGAAAACCAGTAGGTGAAGTAGAAGATAAAATAATAAAAAATATATGTAAAGAAAATTATGTAAAAGAATAAAATAAAAATATATTTTATATATATTAAATGGCATCTACAAGAAATCGTAACACTACTAGTGATTACAAATTAGAACAACTTCAAAATACAAATCATATAGAAAATAATTTATATTTACATTCTGCATCAGGAAGACCTAATAGTGAATGTTTTCCTGAATTATATAATCCAAGTAAATTATCGAGAGATGCATTAGCAAATAATCCAGTAGATATAGAAAGCACATTACGGGGTATTGGTTCTTCAAATATGGTTAATCCATGTGAACCACCAGCACCTAGTTTAAGAACTCTTCCTTTTAAACCAATTTTTGATAGACCACAAGCAGTAATTATGCCTTATCCATTAGTAATGGATAATAATCAAAGACCACAATTAGGTTAAATATTTTATTAAATTTTTAATAAATTATTTAATATTTTTATTTTTTATTTTTGAAAGATTGTTTATATTTTCTTACATTTTTTTTCTTTTCTTTTAAATTTAATCTAACTTGTTTTTTCGTTTTATTATTAGCATTTTCATTTAGTAATTTAGAGCGATTAACTTGACTATGATTTAGTTTAACTTTATTTTTAAATGATTGTTTATATTTTCTCTCTATTTTTTTAGCAGGCATTAATTTTAATTTTAAATTTTTTCTTGTTTTTGAACCACCTTTTCTTTGACGAATTAATCTCAATATCATTGCAGAGCCATTCGAACTCAATTCCTCTTGAACATCATAATTGTTAGCCTTCAAGGTTGCTAATTGTTTACTAGTTTGCCAATTTTTACCTGGATAGAGTTTTTGAAGACCGTTATATGCACTTGTGGGATCGAACGGTTTCTCGGCTACTAAAGTAGGTCCCCTTGAAGTAGATGGCCGAGATGAACCAGCTGCCCGATTTGTAAGAGGATCCCGAGCAGAACGTCCTGAAAGTGGCCTAACCCCTACAGTAGCAGCTCCTCTTTCCGTTACAGGAGCAAGTTGATCATAAGAAGGAGGAGGTAACTGACGAAATGATTTCGTAGATGGTGCAGCAGTCTGCCGAGGAAGTTGGGATACTGATCGAAGGTCCTGGAGGGCCCCACTCCCTGTTCCGAGTTGTCGTTCTATTGGTCTAAATTGTGGGTCTTCTTCTGGCTGCTGTTGAACCGGTGGCGGTTGATATGGTAATTCAGGTTGAAGTATATCTAGTTTAGGCACATTAGCCGGGCGCGGCGCGGCCTTGATGGCTGCCACCTTTGCCTGAGTCTCGGGGGTGGGGATAAAGTCCGTTGTCTGCCTTTGCAGCGGTGAGGGAAGAGACGGCGACGGCACCTCGGGCGGTTGTGGTGAAGACAAGGGTATGGCTTCCGCAGCCGCAGGTGGATACGGAGTTGGTGGTGGCGAGGGCGG